TTAGAGCGCCTGGTAAAAGGCCAACAGATCGTTATACAGAGGTAGGTTTGAGATGCGTGAGGTTTCGCTTGTGCTGTCATGGATGCAGCCTCGGGAGCCTGTTTTGGGGCCGGGGTTTGCACTCCGGTTGCCGATATAGGCATAACTGATGCCGGTTGCTGTGCCGGTCTTGGCTATATGCACGACATTGTTTTCATCCAGCGTGACGCCGGTTATCGTGGCGCCCGTGAGGCGAAAGCCATAATTGCCGGGGTCAGTAACCCGGTCAGTGTCTATCACCGCCTTCCCTACTCCTCCCAGCAATGGGACGGTGACTTCTGCATCTGACTGGGTGATGTTGCCCGGACGGAGTGCCAGTTCTTTCCCTGTGTTGAGATACTCAGCAACAGCGTTCCCAAATACTTCTCCATCCGTCCGGTAGCCATAATTGCTCAGGTGATCTTTATCGACATACGGCCGGGCATATTGGGTTCCGGTCATAATAAAATTCTCATCATCCCGGCAGAGCTCGTACTGGGCATTGCCGATTACCAGATTCACATCAGCAGCGGTGGCCCCGGCCTGTACACTGGCATTGCTGAATTGCTGGATAAAGACTTTCAGGACAAATGTTCTGTCACCCATCAGAGTGCGCAGGTAAGCCTGATAGGATTCCCGCAGGGATTTCACCATGCCTTTGTATGCTTCGGCAGATGTGCCGGCTACGGCATCCGCATTACCGTGAATGAACATCAGGTAAGGGGCGTAGGTCATGCCCAATGAACGCGATACCTCGTAAGCACGCCGCATCATCAGCGTTGTTGCAGTAAAGGAGGCGGTGCCGGCTGATATGTTCGCCAGCAGGGTGCCGCTGGCGCCCGTGGCCGTAACCATGCTGGTCATCCCGCTCTTTTCAAAGATGCGCTCACTGGCTCCGGTGCAATCCGATTCCTGCCCGCCACGCTTGCCAAAGTTCTCGGCTGCGGGCACCAGGTACAGCAAATCTGAGGCATCCAGGCTTGAAGCGGTATAGTTGGAATCGAATGCTGTTCCGCCATTGAAGCAGACGCACCCATAAGGGTATTGGGATGTGGTGGTCACCGCAGGCTGTGTAATGGTCGCCCCACCTACAGAGAGGGATTGCCCCGTGATGACGCCGTGGAAGAACGTGCCGTTACCCTGGCGAATACGGTTCAGGCCATCAGCGGTGATCCGGTTGATATGCAGCCCACCGGTGCTGTTTCCTTCACGTGATGCAAAGCGGATAAACTCACTACCATCTGTTGCAATCAGGCTCTGCGGTGAGGTATTGAAGCCGTCTGTTGTCAGTGTCTGGTAATCGCCGTCAACCGTCACTACCGCGATATTGCCGTTCTGCTCAACCGCCAGACTGCCGCCATTTACCAGCGTGCTTTTGACGCTGCTGCTGGCCTCCTTGATGTCACCATTGTCATAGACAATCCGGTTAACCTGTCCGAGACGGTCACACCAGATTTGTGCAATCCCCGGCATATTGTCGTAATACGTCAGTGTCTGCCCAATCTGGAAGCTGCCGTTATCGAACAACTCCCCCAATACCTCCCCAGTACCACGCTTACTGAACTGCACACTGTTCCGCTTTCCGGTAAAACTCACCTGATTGCCTAACAGCAGTGCTGCCAGGTTAGTGGTGCCGTCATCCAGCATCCGGGCTGCCACACGGCCACTGGCATCCGAAGAGATAGACGTGATGCCGCTGTAACTGGCTACCTGCGGCACCACATCACTCAGCGCCTTAATGGCATCCTCACCCACAGAGCTGGCAACCTCTAAGGCTGAGCCGGCATTATTCAGGTAATAACGAAATCCTTTCCCGATCCCCTGCCCGATGCGGAATGTCTGTCCGGAGGTCGTGCCGGCCAAGCCGGCTGACAATGACGTGAAGGTAAACTGGTTATCCCCGAGCACCTCCGCTTTCTTCGCTGCTTGCTCGGCGCGTTCGGCATCATTTGCCGTTGATGTGGCACTTTTCTGGGCCTGCTGGGAAAGCTCGGTGACGGTTTGAATGACGGCCGGCATGAGCTCGCTTTCATCAGGCGCCAGCAGGAAGTCATTCAGCGAGCCATTGGGTGAATCAGAATAAACAGTGATGCTCCCAGCAAGCTCTGGCGGCCTACCTGGTGCAGTAATGATGACCTTATGCTTACCCACCTTCACATTAAGCGAGTATTCACCGGAACCGGAAGTCATCGAAACGGAAGGTGCCTGGCGGAGTACGGCGGAAGAGTTCTTTTCTGCAATAAGGGTAATGGTCACCCCCGCCCGCGGAACGCCATTAGGCCCGATCAGCACGCCGCTGATAATTGTCATAAACGCTCCAAATAAAAAAACCGCCGCAGCGGTCAGGAAGATTTGAAAATTGATTTAAGAATTGCTGAGGGCATCCAATCGGGCAGTCAGAGTATCGATTTGCTTTTGTTGTGCCTGTACTGCTCCGGTCAATTTTGAAATCAATGCAATGGCATCGAGGTTGAGCATCCTTGTCACATCCTCCGGCGCTGCATCCTCTTCCCCTTCTACAATTCCCCCTTGGACGGCCACAGGATAGATTTCTTGCACGTCCTGGGCGATAAAGCCACGTTGTGGCCCAGACTCACTCATAATACCGCGGGCTGCGAACTTAAATGTAGCTGGGCGAAACTTCAGGACGTCATCTAAATCCTGATTAATATCTATTTCATATGAGATATCTTTCTTCAGGCGTTTATCCGAAGTAGCGCCCACAAATTTCCCGATAGGTGAGGCATCCACCCAAAAATAAAGCTCGTTATTAGTGTTCCATTCAGCATTGAACCCCGTACCACTATAAGCCCCATTAAGCCCTGGCTTACAAGCCAAGCCTTTTGTTGCACCTATCTGTTGGGTGCATGAAACCCTATATGCGGTATCCTGGATAAAGCGAGCTGTATAATCAGCAGTGCTACTGCCATAGTGGAAGTCTATATATGGCGTCGCCCCGGACAGCTCCAGAGCTGTAAATGTGGGCGCGGCTGACAAACCTAATCCAATTTTCGTCCTGAAGTCTCCGGCATTAGTCACTGACAGTTCATCAAGCAAAGGCTTTGATGCCGTGCTGTAACTTTCCGCCCATGCCCCCCAAGTGTTTGCGGCCGTTCTTGTGCGGGTGAAAACCCGGTTGGCGGTTGTGGCATGCCAAATCTGCACAGCTACAGTGCTACTTACTTCTACGTGTTGCATCTCGGCATAGACAGCTAATGGTACGTTTGCCGCTGTATTAAGTACCTGATACCAGCCAGTAGAAGTGATCGTATTAGGGTCAGTAACTCCAAGGGCTGCGGTCTTAGAAACCTTCCCAGCCATGTCTGCAGTCAGCTTAGCAATTGATGACATACTGACGCTGGTTCCATCCGGAGCAACGAGCGTTACGCTGTCAGTACTGGTCAGCAGTTGTTGCCATCCGTCCATCTGGCTCTGGTAGTAGCTCAATTGCGCAGCCAGACGCCGGGCGAAGTCAGGCACGGAATCTGTGTAGAACGACATAATGGCATATGCCTGCCCCGCAGCCAGTGTCCCCGCGTTACTCATCAGCGTAAGCTTTGTTGCACTGTCCACGCTTTTAATTTCGTACATCTTCACAGTGCCGGCACCAGGAATAAGCAGTGCTTGCCCCGGACCGATACCCTGCTTGTTATCCGTCCAGTTTGTGCCGGTGCCGGTTACGGTTGTTCCTGATACGGCAATTGTGCCGGTGGTATACCATGCCATTAGTTTTCTCCAGACAATAAAAAACCCGCCGTAGCGGGTTCTTTATAAATAAGTTGGTTTAGTTAGCTTTGAAGGTGACATCCAGTGGAACATCACGCTTTGCATCGTTAGCTTTAAAATGCCAATGCCGCATCTGCTCTCTAATCGATTTTTCAAATGAATGCTTAGGCGACGCCTCAATAAACCGAATGTTTTCTACCACACCTTTATTATTTACATCGTAAATTACTTTTACGTGACCATCAATTCTCAAGGCTTCCGCCCGTCGAGGATAAGATAACGAATTGTCTTTAGCGTAAGTCAGTAGTGGTAACATTGCGGCAATTGCAACCAGATATGGTTTCATAATCTCTCCCTGTATTAATATTAATCTTATTGGTTATCGACCATGCCTGCAATTTGTTTAGAGTTGATATTATTCAATCGTGAAGATCTGCGAATTAGATTAAGAAAGCACAGGTATAATGGCATAAGGGATACGCAAGCCATAGTTCTGAAGCGTGCTTGCCCAGGAATATTGATTTTGGTTTATCCATGTGCATTGGAGCGTACCGCCACTATAACGAAACATCAGGCCGCTATAGCCGCTTATCATGTCGGCATCTGTTGACAAATTTCCAGGGCAATGGCTGGATAATATCCATGCATCTGGGCCTATATATTGAGAGTACACACCACCATCTAAGGCAGCACCGGCTGGAATATCAAAGAAACCTAACACCCTTGGCACTTTTGCAGCAGAGACAACAGACCATACAAGTTGGCCAGCCCCATTATAAACATCCCAGTAACCACTAGTAAGTGGTACATCATAACCTGTTCTTGCTATGCGTCCCGCATTGGTGGTCATGTATGGGTCATCCCCAAAAAAAACCTTCGCGCCTTCGTTAAATTTGAACCACTGAAGATTGGCATCACGACTATATCTAGAAGAAGGAAAACCCATATCTGTGCCATCACCAATTGGGGAATTTATTGAAAAATACCCCTGATCTACTATTGCTCCAGTGGTGATGTTATCCCGGTAATAAGTTCCGAAGTAATCAGAGTCGATGACCAATGCACCGGCTGAATTCCATATCTGAACACCGCTCATAAGAATCCGTATACATGAATAGTCAAGGTTGCCGCAGCTGCGGATTTTAATAGTGAAAACAGTCTGATACCTCCATCATATGTCCGACATGTAAATGTCCCTGGTGTTCTGATGGTAGTGGATGAAGACACGATAACAGCAAAGCTGCCTGCTGCAGTGATGCCATTAAATCCCGCCGTTACAACTGGGGTATTGCCCGGCATACTCACGTTAATCGAACCGATAAACCGGCAGTTATAGTCCCCTACATCAGCTACCAACTTCCCGGTTGCGTCCCAGCATTGAATGCCTGCGCCCATGAATTACCCCCTTACCAAAGGCCAGATCGCATACGGAGCACGCCATTGCCGTCATAGACCAGCTCTTGTGTTGCCGTGATGACTTTGCGTCCTTGGCCGGCGATGGAACCATTAATTTCAAATGTCCCACTTTTATCCAGCTTCCAGCCGGTAGTGCCGGCCACATAGTTTGTTGATTGGATGAAGTTGCCGATTTTTGCATTATCAATCGACCCATCCTGGATAAAGGCAGAGCGCAAGAATGTTTGCCCATTAACAGCCGCAAAAGCTAACTGGTAAGTGCCATTATTGGTGTTATAGATGGCAAAGTTATCGGCACTGAACAGGGCGTATGATTGCGTTCCGCCCCCATTTCCTTCTACGCCTAACTGCATACCCGCCACATATTTATTGCCATTACTATCAATTTGAACCTTAACGCCCCATTGAGCAGACAGCTTCCCACTCAAGTCTGCGTAAGCACTAGAGACCTGCTGAACCACTGCACTGTTTTGGTCTGAGTCGGCTTGTAGCTGCTCAAATCTTTCGGCATAAGCATGATCGTTGTCAGCGATGAGCGTGGTTATCTGAACAAATTGCGCTCTGTTCTTTCCGTTTTCTATACGCCGGCGCTGAATGTCAGCATCATTCGAGATCGCATTTTCTATAACGGCATCCAGGTTGGTATCAATTTGAGCACTGAGGCGATCAAATGCTTCAGAGTTCCTGACCGCTTCGTCTATATAGTCCAACATGCCAGGTATATCTGCTGAAGCTTTGCCCGATGCCTCTACAAATGCAGAGACCCCAAACGCGTTTTTGGTCCGCACATACATGTAGTACGTTGTGTCAGCCTTTAAGCCATGCAGCGTCCATTGTGAGGCGCGCCCAAGAAACTGAGCCTCAGTCTCAACATTTCCGATATTTGTAACTGCTGTCTCTCCCGTATACCAAAACTCAAAAGAGGTATCGGTAGTTGCCGTTACGTTCATTACCGGAACAATATCCGCAGAGAAGATCCCGGGATTCCATTGCACAAATGAAGGGGCTGACGGCGCACCAATCACCAGACTGACCTGGGTTTCTGCTCCTTTCATGCCGTTTTCATTGCGACCGCGAACGCCGAGTGTGTAGCTGCCCGCATTCAGCCCGTAGAATTCATATCGGAATTGGTCAGTTTCATACTGAGCGACCACCGCGCCACTGCTGTTATAAACGTAGAGCTCAAACATCAGTTTGCGTGTTGTCGTTGCTGTCTCCCAGGTGGCAGTAACCTGGACAGTTTCACTGTTAGTGTTGATGATGCGCAGATTTTCGATGTTTGGGACGCGATACCCATTCAGTGTGTCGGTTGGCATTTCAAACACCGCGCCTTCATCCACAATCGCCTGCTTGTTCGGGTCATAAAGCGTTGCTGAGATGCTGTAAACAGAGTTGTTATCGTCCTCTGATACCCCCATCACACGAAAAAGCCGGGTGGCGACCTCCCCTGTTGAGATCACAAAGATGGTGCCGTCTTTTACCCATGCCGGTGAGGTGCGAAGGGTGATAACCCTGCCTGCTACGCTGCCGATAGTGAACTTAGAGAACTTCCCATCAGCCCCCATCAGAGACATGGTGTCACCACCGCCAACAACGTCAGATACATCAGCATCAACGGTAATCACGGCGCCGCTGTGGGAGACGATACGCCCACCTAATCGTGTGGCCGCGTAGTTGTTATCCATCACTTCAATGATGTCGCCTGGAATGAAGCCAATCGCGTCACGTGCCATACGGAACGTCACCTTCTTGGTTTCACGCTTCGCACTCTCGATGAGCCACTTGCCGGCACGGAATGCCTGTCCACGGGAGGTGCAGCCGAACGCTTCCAGCGTAGTCTCGTTGTAGCCGTAGCGGTCAATCATCTCGTCATCAGAGACGTACTCTTTAACCTGCTCCCAGCCGTTATTTGGGTCTGTCCATGAGACCACCACTGCGTTATAGCGGTCTGAGCGCTTCATGGAGCTATAGGTGAAAAGGCCGTCTACCACGTTGGCATTCGTGACCGCGGTAACCGGATCTTGTGGGTTATCCAGCATGATAGAAAAGCGCATCCCATCCCACAGCGCGATGCCGCGAAACATCCCAGCGATGCTATCCAGAATATCCCGCGCACTTTTCTGCTCAGTGATGTAAGCGTTTAGGGTAAAGCGTGGTTCCTGCCCACCATAGCCATCATCGACAAGCTGATCGCAGAACTGCGAAAGCACATAGAGGCTGCCATCATCGACATCAATATAACCAGCTCGCTTTGCCAGCCCGTAGCGAGTGTTTTTTACCAGAGCCCGGAAAATCCAGGCGGGGTTATTTGTCCAGGCTGACTTGAAGCCGCCAGTCCAGATACCGGTATAAGAGCGGGCTATTGGGTCATAGTTATCCGGCACATCAACAATCAGGCCGCGTAAGTGATAAGTGCGGGTCGGTGTGTCGGTATATTGGTCCCGGTCAACCACGGCGCCGGCAATAGCGGCATACGGGTAAGAGAGGTTGTCGTCAGTGATTTCTGTATAGCTATTCCAGACGGTCCCATTGGTTAGCAGGTCACTTGAACTGTCAGCGGTGACACGACGCAGGCGAATATCAAAAGGCTTCGTCTCGGGCGCGTCAATTAAATGCGCCTCGAGGTATTCACCGGAGATTTTCCCCGTAATGGTGACTGACTTGGCAGTCTGCCAAGCGCTATTACCTGTTCTGAGTTCGATCACCATGGTTACAGATGTATTTTTCTGATTGCCTTTCGTGTCTTGCTCCATCAGCCCTGAAACACCAATGTTCATACGCACACGGGTAACATCTGAATCAGTAACAGTGCGCACAAGTGGCGTATTCTGTGTGACATCAGCATTAACAATCGTTGTGGCTTCGATAGCTGAAAAGCCATTAATTGGTGATTGCGTTGCCGTACCAGGACGCCATGCCACACTGACGCCGTTAATGCTCGCGTTGCCCTGCGCATCCGTTACTGGTGTCTTGTTCAGCATGAAAGAAGAGAGATGCACCTGGTCTACCGGGCCATAGATTGGGCCTTCAGAAATGAGGTCGAGAACGCGGAGGAATTGTTTTGATTTGAGGTTGTCGTCAATAAGTTTGGGTGTGCTGCCACCGCCGCCGCCTGAGCCCATGTTTTCACCTTAGCTAATAGAAATGTTCCAGTCCTGGTTGTTTGATGTATCGATACCGAGGGAGATGACGTTTGAACCCACTACCATCTCGCCAAGAAGCAATGGCACTGGCCTGCCCTGACCAACACGGTTTTCGGCACTCGTAAAGGAGTTATTGGTCAGCGAGTTCGTTTCAGCGGATTCAGCAGATGTCTTGGTCTTCATGGTTGAAGACATATAGAGGGAGTAAGCCACTGACGCGACGCTGACAGCCACCATAATCCACACCGCTGCTACTGCACTGATAGCCCCCTCAATCACTGGCACAAACAGGACTGTCGCACCGTTTCCAAGATGCCGGTTCATGTGAAACTCAAGCGTGTCAGCAGCCACATCCGAGCCATCTACCCGCATACGGATCTTTGTTTTATAGAAGTCACGCTTAAAGGCTGGGCATTGCGCCAGGAGAAGCCGTAACCCTTGTGATGGCGTGTCGACATTTAAAGTGATTTGGCGGAAATGTCGTCGAAGATTCCCCGCAAATCTAAAGATGAGCATTGTTCATGCCTCCAGATGGAATGGGTGAGCTTTATGTAGGCTTGACGGTATGGCTCACGGCGGCTGAGTCGCCCGGCTAATTCGTGATGGAGAACCGTATTGTCACCAAGCCAGAGCATGGCATGGCACGGGTCGGCCTCGGGAAATGCACGGCGGATAATCACATCACCAGGCTGAATATCTGCCGGCGATACCTCGTAGAACCCATTGAGCGCCATATTTTTGACATACAGGTTCTCTCCGCGAACCCACCAACCATTCGTTCTCTCAAAGTCAGGCAAATCGATGCCGCAGAGGTGGTAGGCGTCCCTGAACAGGGTGTAACAGTCCATCACGCCATGCTCGAAGGTGCGCCCCAGCAAATGCGATACAGGGCGCAATTTGCGAAGGCGGTTGTCACTGGCTAACCACCAGTCCAGCCCGGAAGAGATCTGCGCCTGACGGTCAGCCCCTGAGAGAACCAGTTTTGGTTCAGGATGAGAATGAAAAACGGCGGTGATTTCTCCCGCCGCTTCTGCTTTTAGCCAGTCCGTGTCGCTTATCCGAAAGTGTCGCTCCGGCTCGGGATGCGTGTTTTCACAGCGCATTAGCCGGCTGCCATCGATGATCAGGCCGCAGACCTCGTTACAGGACTGCGCTGCATAAGCCAGGCATTCATCTTCAATCATCAGGACACCTTCGCTGATCCAGGGAAGCCACCAAATGGCAGAGGCTCAGGTTTAGGAAATCGTAGCCGACAGCCGGTCAGGTGTTTTGAACACTTATCTTTCGACAGGTCAGAGGTTGGATTATCTTTCTCATCTGCTACTGCCGGCCCGTCATAGCCACAACCATCACCGCGGTAAACCCACTGACAGACGTCCGCCAAGATAGTGCGTGCCGGGATAATAGCATTGTCACAGTCAACGGGCGTTGCCAGGCTATAGGTCACCGTTTCGAACGTTTCCTCGGTCATTTCCTCAATGACATAACGCGACACGGCCTCCATTGTGCTGTCAGCATCTGCATTCCCGTTTGGGAAGTTGACCGCGTCAAGATGCTGTACCAGTACCTGGCGGCGAGTCACCACCGCGCCCAAAGCATCGTCGAAATCATGGTTGATACCGGTAATCAGGCCGGAGATATTCGCGACCTTCATCGTCGGGCGCGAATACGTACCTTCGGATTTTGATTCGAACCCCTCAACGGCTATCGGATAAGCTGAATATTGCCGGCCTTGCCAGATAACGTCGCCGTAATAACCGTTGGTGCCGGCATGGAAGCGGATTACATCACCGCCAAACGCCTGGAGATCAACCTCAAACAGATCGAGCATGGCGCCGACGCCGGCATCTGTGCTTTCAATAATGAGTTCTGCTGGGATATCCCTCATCGCGGCACCTGCTCAAAATCAGCGGCCAGCTTATAGTGGCTGCCATTTTTCACCATCGACCACGATCGGCATACAAATAAAGCCTGAATTCCGGTATCAGACGGCGTCCAGTAGAATGACTCAACAGCCATTCTCGCTTTGATAAAGGCTTCGGCTTCTTTAGCAACGTTTGGCCGGCCGCACTTGTCATCCACGCCCACAAACTCCAGCGTGTATTTGTCCATTAATGGATTGATGCCCTTTGTCTGGCGCTGTTCATAGCCGTCACCCAGATTCACTACTGCCACATTTGGCGCGCGCGAAGCCGTGAACCCTTTTTGTGGGCTCCATTGAAAAGTTTGAGGCATGGGGAAATCCTGTTATTTGCGAAGAATGCCGCCTGGGCGCTGCTCATCCTGCATTGTCTTGAGGCTGACCTGTTTCATCATGGCGGCCATCTTTTGCATGGTGGCATCGTCAATGCCATTGGTGGTGTTAATGGTGAACTGAACTGTCTGGTTTATCGCGGCCCCGCCGCTTGATGAGCCGCTCAATTCCCGATTACTGAGGACGGAGCCATTGTCCCCGGGGATCATGTACTGACTGCCGTTGCTGGCTTTGAAGATTTCAGGCTTACCGCCCTCACCTACCCGATACATACTGCTGGCAGAAACAGGGCCGCCATGTTCGCGCATACCTGCCAGTGATACGGCTTGAGATGTCGTCATTGCAGTGGTGTAACCAGCTAACCCTGCTGCCGCTGCTCCACCTGATGTTGCAACGGAGGCAGCCATAGCAGCAGGAGAGTAAGCCGCGAGCAAAGCAGCAGCTGCTGCAACGCCAGTAGCGGTAGATGTGGCTAAAGCAGCTGCGGCTGTTGCCTGGTTAGAAGCAATAGCTGTTTGCTGGGCTGCTTGCCCCATAACAGCCGATTCAACCCAGCGGACTCCCATTTCTACGAGGCTACTAACCAATCCATTAAGCACAGAGGTGCCAAGGTTTGCAAATGCTTGACTCAAGCTTTGGGTTCCATTTAGCAGCCCAGTAATGGCATTTGATGCCCCACCACTAAGAGACTCGATCGCAGTGCCTAACAGTTCGTTCGATTCACTTTGTGCTTTGAAGATTTCCCACTGTGCCGCTATACGCTGCTGCTCGTATTCGGTATTAGCCGCGTTCCTTAGCATTAATCCATTCTGAGTGAGTTTTCCTTTCTCAGTTTCGAATTGTTTAATCAGCTCAAGCTTTTTGGCATTTTCGTTGGCTAGTGCCTGTACGGGATCTATTGCGCCTTGAGCTTCCTGCAAGGGGGTTACTCCGGCGTTTTGGCTAGCCCGAATTTTGGCGAGATTCACCTGATGCTGTTGCTCCATCTGCACGGCTGCCGCATCGTGTTGTTTCTGTGTTATAGCCTTTTGCTGTAAAGCAATTTTTAGGTCAGAGACATCCTGTTTATAACGAGCATTCTCAGCCTGTTCTGGTATCAGCTTCAGTGCTGCGGCCTGCGCACGAATTGCAGCAGCCTCGTCCCACCTTTTAGCCGCGTATTCCCCTGCCAACTGAATATCAGCTTGTGTAGCGCCTTTCCCTAAAGATTGTTGAGCTGTGAGGATAGCTTGTGCGCGACTCATTTCATTTGTGGAGTCAGCCACTAACTCTGATTGCTGCTTCAGACTCGCCAGCTTTTGAGCAACTGACGCAGCCTGATTAGCTGCTTTTTTGCTTTCCGCTGTGGCTTCTCTATCCTCTTTCTTTTTATCTTTTACGGCCTCTTTCGCCTGGTTAGTTCTTACATACACTTCCTGGAGCTTAGCGATTGCCAATGGATCAACCACGCCAGCGTCCTCGGCATCGTAGGTAGCCTGAAGCCTTTCTCTTTCGTCACCCTCTTTTTTGGATAAAGCCAAACGACGCTCTGCCTGCTTGATGAGCTTTTCGCCCTCGCTTCCGCCCCAATTTACCTTCAGGCTTTCGGCATTAAACTTTTGCATCGCTTCGGTAGATTGCCCCAATTTAGTTGCCAGAAAGGAGTGAGTCTGACCAAGGAAAGATGCATTTTTTTCTGCTTCAGCTAAGGCAATTGAGCTATCTCTGGCAGCTTTCATTTGGTCAACGATACCTTGGTTGACCTGAATGTTTATGAGCCTTAAAGCGTCCTGAGACTCATTGAGCGTTCTGACTTTAGTATTGAGGTCTCGGTTTGCTTTTGCCAGTTCATTAGCGAGGTCACTAGCGATGCGTAAATGACCATTATTTTTCTCATCACCACCGCCCATTTGAGCTGCTAGTTCTATTCGTTCTTTGTATTGTTTATTAAGGTCAGCAATGTGGGACTCTAAATCCGCAATTTCCTCTTTCTGGTTTTTGATCGAGGTAACAGTATCAGCGCGGACACCCTGAGCCTGGGTTAGATTCATCTCTTTAAGCTTTGAAATTACACTTGGTAATGTGGAAGCAAATTCGATGCTGGCTTTCCTGGCCTCTTCCTGTCGCTGAGCATAGAGATACCAACCAGCAGCGACGATAGCGATCACCCCCAGAGGCCCGCCAAGAGGGGAAGTCACTAAATTCATTGCCTTCATGGCATTAGCTGCGGTCAGCCCAGTGGCAGCCAGTCGGGCTTGTGACGCGGCAACAAGGTTGTTGGCTTGGGCAGCGGCTATTCCTGCTTCAGTGTATGCAGTTCTTAGGCGGGTGACGTTGGCTAATGCTGTTGCTTCAGCAGCACTACCTTTTGCTACCTGGTATTCAACAAGTGCCAGGTTCATCGCTGATTCAGCCGCGCCTCTGTCTGCCATGGTTTTTCTTTGTGTTACTAATGATGCGGCAAGTTCATCTTTTGCTCTTGCTCTCGTTGCGACTGCCTGATTGATAGACGCTGCGGCTTGCCGGCCCTGTTGTATAGTTGCCATAGCCAAGGCACCAACAAATCGCCCACCGAAAACAAGCGCCGCTATACCAACTGCCTGAGCCACAACATCAAGATTTTCGCTGAGCGAGATCACGCCTTTGTTGAAAATGTTAATCGTGGTACTCACGCTTGAACTTTCACCGACAAACTTGGTGATATTGTTTGTGGCCGTGGTCATCGCCTGGCCCATTGTCATCGCGGTATTGGCAAATTCTTTCGCAATTTTATCGCTCTGCTGAAGCAAGCCATTTACTACAACTTCAGTCGTCAATTTTCCTTGTGCAGCCATTGCGCGAAGCTGACCAATGGTAACGCCAAGTGAATCCGCCAGGGCTACAGCAAGACGGCTACCGTTCTCGGAAATAGAGTTGAATTCCTCTCCACGCAGAACGCCGGATGCCAGCGCCTGAGAGAGCTGCGTCATGGTAGAGCTGGCTTCTTCGGTAGTTGCACCTGAAACCGCCAGTCCTTTGTTGATTGTTGATGTCAGAGTTACAAGGTCTTTGGTGCTTGTGCCTGCACTCCGGGTTGCTCTTTCAAGGCGGCCGTAAAGCGTTGCGGTAGCGCCAAGGCTACTCATGGTGGATTGCGAAATATCAAAAACACGCTGAGTTACTTCAGCTAAAGACTCATTGGCCCGCACTGAGTTAGCCAGCTTGTTGTTGACTGTAACCCACTCGTTTCCATATTGAGCGACCTGTTGGATAGATAGAGCAGCGATAACACCTTTCGCCACCCCGCTCAGGCTGGACATAGCGCGCTCCATAGAAGCGACTGACCGCTCGGTTCTGGTAACGCTGGCGTCTAATCGCCCCATGCTTCCACTTAAGCCATTGAGCGCAGCGTCCACTTCCCTACGCGCAGCAAGAAACCGGGCAGTGTCCATATCCACTTCATAAACAATGCTGCCTGCGTTGACTGAACCTGCCATTTACCTTTCTCCGGACGTAAAAAAACCCCGCCGAAGCGAGGTTTAGATTGATTGCTGTTCTGATTAACTTTTGGATTTACTTACTGTATAGGATTCAACTTTTCCATCGTGAGTCTTAACTGCCAGCACTTTTGCATCTGCCCCAAAAGCACTGCCAATGCTGTATGTCCACATCAGCAATTCATTACCTTCAGAGTCCACTGTTGTCGTAGAGGGATTTCCAAAGTAGGAGATAATTTCCTGCTTCGTAGTCTGTCCTTTCTGAACATTCGCTAGTTTCGACTCATCAAAATTGGTGCCGGTATACACGCAGCCAGAGAGAACCATTACCACCAACGACCCAATAATCAGCTTCTTCATATCCCTACCCCCCTCAGTACAAGATGGAACGAATCCTAAAGGGAAACTGATGCAATGGGAAGCAAGAAACCCGCCAGAAGCGGGTTATGCATTATATCCAATAAGGTGATCGAAATAGTTAAGCTACATCAGCGCCATGAATAAGGTAGCGTAGCGCTTTAATGCCTTCAGAGTTATAGCGGAACGCCTCGACCTGCTTACTGCTATAGGCTGATTTGTCCATAACAGTGATGCCGTACTGCTCAGTTTTCAGATTGTTCGCGTTGGCTACCCTTCCGATTTTCTGAGCAGATACACCAAGCATCTCACCCACTTCACCAGCGCTGTGGTAGTGCTCTTCTATTTGCGGGAGCGGAAGCAACTCCATGCCTGCAGCATCATTCACCGCCCGGGCCATTGCGGTTTGTTTAGCTACGTCGCTCAGTTTAGGCATGTAGGAAAGTGCAAGGTTCATCGCCTCAACTTCCATTTTGATAGCGCGAGCGCGGCGATACTCTGGCAGGTACGATGCTGATTTCTGCGGCATTACCTCACCAGACTCCAACTGACGCCAGCGCTTGGCAACCTTATGGCGCAATGGGATGCTGTATCCAGTCATCAAAGTAAGCGTCAGATCTTGGTCGAGCCAAAACTCTTGATAAGTGCGCCCCCGACTATCTTGGTAATCGGCGGAAAAGTCCGCCGATTGAAGATTGAGAGCGTCGAACATTTTTCGGCAGTCATGAAGCACATCTTTGTGCTGTTTACCGGTCAATTTTGCAATCTCACGGCTAGACATTTTCGTGACAGCAGATCTTTGGTTTGCTACAGTAACTTTATTCATAGAGTTCGCCTTCTATGTAGTGATGATGACCGCCAGCAGCCACTGGCGGTTTTTCTTTTTGGCGGTTAGTGAATCCGCCCCATTCTCAAGTCGCTTAACACCCCCCAGTTATCATTCCGGTAAGATGCATCAACATGAGACGTTTCTCGCTCCAGCAATGCTCTTGCTTTGTTGATGGTGCGAGAGTATTCGCGTGGCATGGAGTAATAAGATCCTGCCAGCCGATGCTCAGCCACTCGCAGAATGGGCTCAACCTCTTCGATTTTGCTCGCCATTACAGAGGATGCCTTCCACAGCCAACAAAGGTCGCGCAATTCTTCTTCGGTAAACTGAGCCAAAACTGGAGACTGCGTTGATTCACCATCCAGGATGTCGAGCACCCAGCGGCGAAATTTTTTGGCGACTGACGTAGTAGCAAACATTGCGATTAGGTGGCAGCCACGCAATGAAAATACGCGCACGCTTTTTTCACGTAAGTTATTGTTTATTCCGTTGGTCTTCATTTTGATGACCATTGACATGGCATCTGTAAATTCATCGGAATTACGCGAATAGATTGTTGATACGCTCTTGGGCGATGCATAACCCAAAGCCTTCGCGATGTCGCTAGACGTCAGCCACACTTCATCTAAATTTGCGACTGGTTGCATTTGGATACCGTGGAAGTTGAGATCTGATTTGGCTATAATGTTCATATCGTTAGTTCCTTGCTGGGGATTTTCGGTTAACGAAGCCTGACGGTCTGACCACCGTTGGGCTTCTGTCATTCTGGGCACTTCATACCTTGACGTTCTGCATACTCTCTCATTGCTCTGACAGCCTCCTTACTAAAGGAGCGATCCCCCTTTTGAGCTAAGTCTTCCATTACCTTTTCCAGCCACTCCGGCATACGCAGTGTTTTTACTTTCATATATTCTCCATATGTATTAGGTATGCATACATAGTATTTTGGTACGTATTGCTAGTCAATAGGTATGTACGTACTATTTTATAATTAGCGAATCGCCCGCTCAGGCGAAGGAGTAGTTATGTCAGAAAGAAAATACAAAAATCCTCAGGTGAATCTAAGGTTGCCTGAGGATCTCAAACAGCATATTGCTGTAATGGCAGAAAGAAATAAGCGGTCTGCTAACGCTGAGATGGTTGCTGCTATTGAAGCGTGGGTAAATGCCGACAAAGCCCCTTATTCGCAAGCAGAAGATGTAACTTTAATTATGAAGAAATCCGAGCTTAGAATGCTGATAGATGAAATTCTTGAAAGCTCAATGAAAGAGGTGTTGGGTGAGTACGATCTGGCTTCTATGAAGAAAAAAACCACTTGATGGTGGTTACCCCGCCTTAGCTACCCTTCTCGCTTTTTTTGCAAGATATGCATCAGTGACTCCGTCATACTCTTCTTTCGTAAAGCCCTTCTGGTCAGGGTACTTGGCGGCCAGCAGCATCTGGAACTCCGTCATAGTCAGTTGCTCTGCCTCTGCGCGGCTCATGCCGAAGTGGTTGCGGGCAGCGCTGATATACTCCAGAGCATTGAACTCGCTCGTTGCTTGTCCGCCCTCATGCCTTTGTAATCGCCTGACCTTTGCCTTACCGATAACCCCATGTGTAATGAGCGACTGCGCAATCAGCACCATCTCGGGCAGAGGCATGTGTCCAGGCCGGTAAACAAACGCCCATTTGCCTGTCCGGCCAGGAACCAGTTCACCAATCAGTGGAGTAATGTCATGCTCACAACATGCGCGGAGTACGTTCATTGCGGCATAGGCTGGCGGTTTAGATAACTGAGGTTTGCTGGCAAATGTGAGCAGCCAGCCGGGAGCGCTTCCATAAGCCTCCAAACCTCGTCTCAATAACTGAGTTACTTCATCGTTATGCAGGTCATGGAAGGCTTGCACTATCTCCCCTGGTTCTCCAATGGCGGACATTGCACTGAAGGATGGTCGAAAGAAGTAATCCGTCTGACCATCGATAATCAGGCATTCGCCAATATCCTTGAGTGGTGTCATTCATCCTCCGTAATCAATATCAAGGGCAGTCATAACCACCCTTTGTATTGGTTATGAGGCAGTAATGGTTGCAGCGGTAGAGCCAGTGAAAGCACCATCAGTAGAGGTAAAGGTGATCGTCGCTGTCCCGGCTGCGACGCCGGTTACCAGACCCGTTGAGCTGACTGTGGCCTTAGTAGCATCAGAGGTCTTCCAGGTGCCTGACTTATCGGTAGCATCGGATGGTGTTACAGCAGCAGTAAGTTGCCGGGTTGCGCCAACAGCCAGAGAGGTAGTTGCTGGGGTCACAGTAACGCCTGTAGCAGCTACCGTTTCATCAGTATCGCGTACATCAATGGTACTGGCATCGCCTACTTTGAACTCAGTGGAGAACGTGACAATGTCATTGGTGCCGCCGTCAGAGCTCAGCGCCGTCACGACCATATAGCCAATGAAAGTAACCGGGCCGTACTCCATACGCACCCAGATGCCAGGCTGACGCCGTGCTTTGAGTTCGGTAGCGAAATACTTAATGAAGCGGCCAATGCCGTACTGATCGAGTTTGTCGTTTTTACGGACCTCACCTTCAAAGCTGATGGTGAAGTCAGCGTTAGTGATGATGCTTTCGACATAGCCGCCGCCGTCATCAGCATCGCTGGTTACCGTATTGGGTGAAAAATCCCAGCCCTTGGAAGTGCCGGCCGCCAGGGCTTTCCACTCTGATTCTTGCGGTAGCGTATCTGAACACCCGTCTGCCACTTCGAGCACAACGGCGCCACCGAACAAGCGTTCGTTGCTGTTCTGGCAATTAGCCATGTTTAAATTCCTCTTTGACGTTTAACTAGTCGCCGTAAGTGGCAACAAACTGAAGCCGATAGACCAAGCGGCCTTCGGTTGTAAGAATGGGTGCGGGGATGCCACCTAAGTTCTCCAGGTAGCCGACGCAGGGGTCTGACATGGGGTTGCTTTGGATATGCGCAATAATTCCCTGTACAGCCTCATCAGCAAGGCCATTCATGCCTTTTGCACCAATCACATCGACCATGACGTAATACTCGGAACCGAGGTCATTACGCACAGCTGAGCCGCCATTAGGCCGAAACACGATGAAGCTCTCAGAGAGATTGCCGCTATCAGTCCAGACCAGCAGTTGCGTGGTAAACCCAAAGGTCAGCCCGGCGTCAATGAAATAGTCCCGCACACGGGTATGCATTGGAGGCGTCACAATGACATCTCCTTCTGGATGGTTCTGTCGATGAGGGGTTGTGTATCTGCGAAGCCTTTTGTTAAGAACTCTTTTTGGGCGGTAGCCCGGCGGAAGTTTTGCGGAATGCTTGGGTCATGGACATAAGCGGCATAACTTGCTGTGTAACCTACCCGGCCGGTTATCCTGGCACCGTTGATAACAATCTCCCGGAACTGGCTGTTAATCAGAAGCGACGTATCGATGGGCGTATAAAGAGCGGCTTGTGAACCGCCAATGATCATGGCGCTCTGCAATGCCCTGACAACTTTTCTGCCCTGAATATCATTGATGATCGTATTCAGCTTTCTCTGGGATTGCTTTACCCCCCTTACTTTCACGCCCATATCAGCCTCCTGTGATGATTGCAAAGTCATCAGCCATTCGTTCGAAAGTGTCTGCGTAACGTATGACCTGCATGACTTCATCAGCGCCGGCACTAATTGGGCTGGGATTGTCAGACGCCCCGATTAGGATGTAATCCCCATGCTCTGCTGAACCGTATTCAGTCCAGAAGGTATTTTTCACCACCCTTTCAGCCCCAATATCGCCCAGGCGTTTAGACAATCCGCCCTCATAGTCACACATAATGACCAGTGGCTCAGAAAACACCGGGTCGCCATAATCATAAGTGGCACCTGTTCGCTTCCAGATGGTCGCCTGCGCTGTGTATGACCAATTGGCTAAGGAAGACATGTCATTTTCTCCAGCTCGTTACAGCGGGCTTTTGAGCGGCAATGCGTGGGCAGTTAATCACCCACACACCGCTGCTGTTTACGTAGCCGGTCGTTTCATCCCCGGCTGACGTTTTCACCCACACACGTTCGAAAGGCTTGGGTAGCTGCTGGCTGGCAATAATCCAAATCATCAGCACCCCCTGACCACGTCAAAGAAGCCAACTGAAACGCCTGATATTGGCAGCCCACCGAGGCAGCCATTCGTATCCCATGCAAGAATTTGCCTGTAGAGATGATCTGTTCCCGAGCTGTCATAAGTGAATGAGCGTGATGCTCCGGATGGTGCAGATTGAGAGGCAATTTTCCGGGCACCGGACAGGGCAGCCAATCGCGCGGCCGCATAGATGAGTAAAAGCTTTTGCAGGCTCTCGGCGTAGCCTGCCCCGTCCATACAGACAGACGCAGCACTAACCTGGTCTAACAGCAGTTGAAGGACAGTATCAGGAACCGTGAAGCCCAGTTCAGCCATCAGCGGTTTAACATCTTCCAGCGTGATTTGGGCTGCCATAGTTACTTATCCTTTTTTGGTGGCCTCTGCCAGAGCGGCTTCTGCATCGTCTGCGCGCTTGGTTTCAGCTGCCAGTGCATCAGCGTGTGCTTTCTCTTTCGCCTCCGCATCGGCCTGCTGCTGCTTCAACGCGGCCTGTGCTTCATCCAGTTGCGACTGAAGCGCGGAAGTATCAGCAGCAGCGGACGGCGTGGCGACTTCGAACTGCAACGCTTCGCCCTTTTCTTTCGAAGTCTCTGCTTTGCCATCGGCAATCCACTTTTCAGCAATCGCCTTATCAACGTCATAAACCTTACCGGCCTCCAGTTTCTGGAAGCCGGCACCGGCAAAAAGGTTCGTGGACAGAATTTTTACAAGTGCCATTGGTTACTCCTTAGGAGGCGTGGATGACAGAGAACTTGTTGTTGATGTCCTGCTTGACCATCAACCCCATCGCACCCCAGGTGCGCCATACGTAATCGCTGTTGTAGTACTGGCGCGGGTCTGCAACGGTCCCGATTGCCTGGCCGACAATTGGCGCGATAACGCCTGCAGTCAGCGGAACAATCAGGATTTCATTGCCGGACAGTTGCGCATCTTCTTTGATCGCCGCAATACCGGAGAGCTTCAACAGCTCTTCCAGCACGGTGCGGGTGGCGTTCACGTCGAAGTAACGTTCGAGGTTCGACATGATTTCCGCGGAGACGTACCACGTCTGAGGTGCGTACTGGCTGTTAGTGACACGCACCACATCGCGCAGAGCGATAGCGTTGGTACGCAGCGCAACCGGGTCAGTACTGGTCGCAAAGTTAAAGGTCAGGGTTGCCTGGGCAACACGCTCATCGTTCTTCAGGCCTTTCCAGGTCAGACCGTCAAACTGGACGTAATTACCTTCAGAGTCACGGAAGCCGTTGAACATGTAGTCAACGTACTGGCGTTGTACGTCTTCAACCGAGCCACGCTGCGCATCAGCCTGAGACTGCAGGGCGGATGGGCTATTGAAGATCGGGTCACGCCAGGTGAATTTGAAGCCGGAATCATGCACCGGCACCATGGTGCCGTCGAAGGTGTAGGACTTGGCATCAAGCGCCGCGCCAATCTGACCAGACATGGACGTGTGCGCCCAGCCACGGCCACCGGTACGTGCATAGTCGTAGCGGGATTGCTCAATGCGCACAGAGCGGGAAAGCGGCATCAGGTCGTTCAGCAGCGTGAACTGCGTGTTGGGTTCAAACTGCGCCAGCACAGTGGTATCGAAGGCACGGTACAGGCGGCGAATATCATCAACGGCATTCACAGCGTCCAGACGGCCTGCATCTTCACGAATGCCACGCACACGCCCGAGGAAATCAGCAGCAGCCTGGGCGCCTTCGTTTCGCGCCATTTGCAGCTCAGCAAACTGAGCCTGGTTTACTTCAAGGTTGCCGGTGCGCTCACCGACAGAACGGGAAAATACAAACATTCAGGTGCTCCTTACTTGAACACAACGCGAATCAGATCGCCGGCTGCCGCGGTAGTGGCCCGATCTTCCTCGACATAAGCAAATACAGCAGCACCATCAGCTACTGCAGTGATACGGCCACTCGCCACGGCAACCGGCTGACCTTTGGTATAAGTGCCGGCAGCGGCACGCACATTCAGAAACAGCCCTGGTAACGGCTGGATCGCCACAACGTGTTCACCGACCGCAATAGCATCATCAACACCCATGCAGCGCAGGTAATCCATGTTCGCCACGTACAGAATTGCGCTTTCAGCGCCTGCTACAGATGCGGTGAACTTACCCGCATCAAAAAAGCCGATGGTGCCAGGCAGGGTGACTGCCGCCGCGGCACCTTCACGGTTGAGAAGCGGGTTCGGGAAGATGCCGCCCGCATGAATTACATGCTTTCCATCTTTAGCCATTTTTTACTCCGGCATTTCGCTAAGGGATTGAGTTGAGTTGACCTGGCGGAATGCACCATTCAGGCCGGTAGAGGACTGGCATTGCGCATAGAGGCCATCCAGCGCCGCACCATCAAGGGCGTTGACTGCGACATCATCCAAGCCGAACTTGGCTTTTACAGCTGTACGCTTTTCGCCCTTTTCTTTGTCGGCGTTAACAGCCATGCCGCTTTCAATAGTGCTCAGCTTTTCAGCAAATGGTTTGAACCACGCCGGCGCTTCATCTGAGTTAGTTGCGGCCTTTTTATCGGCCTCTTCTTTCTCTTTTTTGGCCTTCTCGTCAGTCTCAGCCTTTGCTTTGGCATCGTCTGCAGCCATCTGGTTGTAAGCGTCCATCAGCTCTGCATCAGACTTACCTTCAACGTCGATGCCTTTCGCTTTCAGCGCATTGGTGATGAGTTCTTTCATCGGGTTTGCTTCCTCTTTGACGGAATTGCTGTTGGCGCTGAAAAACGCCTTGAGCTGGTTAAAAAATGATTTAAATGTGGGGTCTTGCGGTGGGTCGAAATCAGGCGTGTTAGCCTCGGCCAGGTTGACGACCTCCAGTTCTTGCTCGCTGCCATCGGAGTTAACAAAGATGCCAACACCTTCTTCAGGTGTGCCGGCACCGGGCTCATCCAGCAAATTGGCAACGTGGTCAAACATCATGTTGGTGACGATTTCCCGATACTTCTTGCCCTTGGACTCACCGTTGGCGGCAATACCCGAGTACAGAAGCCCAGTTGAAATGTGGATGGGCTCAACGTTGTTGCCTGCTGCCATCTCATCCAGCCGGTTAACAAGCCGCGGGCCTTTCTCGGTGGCTTCTGCATAGCGGCGATCGACATACATATCACCAGTTACCTTGCCGTCTTTGTGCTCGACGTTCTGCAACCACGCTCCGATGTGATATTCGTTTACCGCTTGCACATCACGGGCAGAGACATGTTTGCCATCTACCTTCGGGTGACCAAGCGGCATTGGGGTGCGCTCAAGGGAGCGATACCCTTTGGCGATTTCTGCTGCCGTGTACAACTTGCCGTTCATTACGATGTCGTCAACGATAGGCGTGACGCCGCGCACCACAATGTGTGGTCTGCCGTTGATGGTCTCGGTTGTGATGTTTGAAGCGGAGTTGACGACGGACAGCACGTTAACGCGATTGCGCTTCATGCTGTGTCCTCATAGTGGGTTACAGGCAATAAAAAAGGCCGCCGAAGCGACCTGTATTAGAGGGTGTCTACCTAATAGCCTTCAAAGCTACCGTGCTTTTTTTGGTACATGACGTACATAAGCTTAACGTTGTCTACCAGGGCCTTTTCAACTGGATCAGATGTCTTATCTGCTATCGCTTGTAGCTTTTCGATAATGTCATCTGGCACAGGGCGTTGCTCAGCAAGCTCATTTGCCTTTTTTAAGTTCGGCCACATCATTTTCTTCCAGCCATTTCAGAATCGGTGGGTAAATCCGGGCTCTGTCTTGTTTGGCACCTGCCACATAAAGAGAGAATGACTCAGCGAATAACTCCCGGTGGTTTTTCCCGGCATAATCGCTGAGCACTAAATCCCATCCCCGTGCACGCGCCTCGATAGATAAAGCCTCTAGGACATCGAGCTTTTGATAATACACATGATGCCCGACTTCATGCGCCACCGTCCCGCGAATAGATTGCACTGTCGAATATGGCAGGGAACCCATGGCTAAAAGCATAGGCGTTATTGCTTCTGAATCTACGGCATCTGCAACTTTGCTTAATGCAGCAGCTTTGTAATTTTCCTTCAGCGCACCTTTGCTAATAGCATCCCATGTCTGCTCACTCAAGGTGATAGCTGGGATATGGATGCTATTCGTTGAGCTGTCAAAAGCGCCCAGGCCACCCAGATTCAAATCACCCACCTTTTTCACCGGAGGAAGGTTGAAACGGGTGAAGGCTTCACTCATGGTGTTTGCCACAGTTTTTGCAGCCTGGATGTCAGTACCAGCCGGGAATACGACATTCTCGCTAACCCGCCCACGCATCCAATCTTCGATACCCGCTACACTTTTCCCTGCTTTAATCGGGACAGTAGCAATGTCGATTACAGGCTTGTCCATGAAATCGATGCTGCTGGCCCACTGTCTACGTTCCTGCCCAAGCTTTTCAACCAAGCCAGGGTTAACCACCTTTCCATTATCGCCGACAATCACCGGTATCTGACTGCAATAGCAGCGATAGCGGTTACCATTGACGGCATAGAAGGCCTCAACCTCTTCAGTGGTGTACGTGTTGCCATGCCTGGCTGCATGCCATCTGCGTGTCGTCGGCTTCAGTGCAGAGATCCAGAGCAACCTGGTATTCAGACCCAGTCTTTCTCTGGCCCAATCAGTCTCAAGCCATTGGGCTTTACGCAGTGCGCCGACCTGCTCTGTCTGAGCTATGTTCTTGGCTCTGTCCATAGACACATCAAGGCGTTTACTAATGATACCCGCGGTTTCTCGCGGGTTAACACCACGCCCGATTGAATCTGATATCACATTAGCCAGGTCAGCGCGGGCTGCATCACTCAGGCCGCGCCAATCGCTATAGGTAGAGACATAAGCTGCAGCAATCTGGTTCTGGTAAGCCGGGCTGCTGAGCAGCTGTTGCAGCGTTGTCTGCTGCCCATATACCGAGGACTGCACAGAGAGATTTGTGAATGCTTGCTTGGTGCCTCGTTCGTACTCAGCGGCGACATAAGACAAAGCCCACAGGTTCTGGCTGCCACCATCAAGTAAGTGGTCATCCAGGATGACCTGCACCCGCTCCAGCAAGTCAGCCAGCTGGGCCGCTGACATGTTGTAGATGTATGTGCCGGCGTTCACCTGGTAAATCACGTTACCGTGCACAGCATGACTTTGCTGACCGTTAACCTCTCGCTTTCGACCTGTCATCCGGGCATCAAGCAGTTGCCGTAGTGCCAGCTTAATCTGGTAATAGCGGCTCTCAATGTCGCGGAACATGCGGTTGACTGACTTGGATGACTGGGTGGGGTCTGCTTTATTGCGGGGTATTACCGGTGTCCGGATTAGCTTCTGGGTCGTCACTTAGCGGGTCTCCGGGAGGTGGCTCAGGCGGTAACTCATCTTCTGGCAAAGGCTCAAGCTCACCTGCTGCACGCACTTCGTTTTGCGTAATCGCCGGTGTGCCATATGCCAGTTGAGTTTTCTGCGCCACGTCTGCTAGTGCCTGCATGTTGCCGATCTTCTCTTTCTCGCTTGGTGCGAGCAGGTCAGACCATGCCAGTGTCACCTCACCGGATGATGGCGCGTCAATCACACCCATTGTCCAGAAGCGCTCCAGCACACTTTGAATCACGGCTGTCTGAAAGCCCCAACGGCGGCCATTGCAGCGTTTAGCCCAGTCTGATTTATCTTCATCAGAGGCAAGGCGCCCGGTTTGCTGGCCGAAGAGGATGGTGAACGGACACTGAATTGACGACGCGAACTCGTTAGCTGTGACTGTCCAGGTTGGCGCGGGATCTGCAGCTGCGACAGAAAGAACCGATGTAGTGCCAGACTGCGTTACCAGTGCGGCATCCGTACCTTGGTTGAGCCTGGCCATCTTGTCATTCATGGCTTCGCCAAGGTTTTCGTAGCCCGCTGCTTTGGCCTGCGCAGCAATAGTGTTCATGTCTGTAGTAGAGTCGAAAGCAATACCCAGCTGGCGACTGGCGTTCTTCAGGAAGCCTTCAGCGCTCCCGCCTGACACTTTCTCAAGGTCGAGCAGCTTGTTGTAACCAGCGCGGAGGTAAGGGATGCCAGACAGCATGTTTTCATCTTCAGAACCTTCACACAGGATGATGATGCGATCAGGATGGACCGTAACACCCCGAACGGGGCCGTATGTGCCATCGTCACCAACCGGCTGCTCATTGAAGTTGTAGGAAACGGGCTGCCCATACGTTTCAGAGAGCGTGTCAGTATCGAAGTTGCCAGGCTTAATCTGTGATTCCCATGCTGGGATAAGCTTGACGATCGCCTTCTCTTTCAGGCGAGAGACAACGGTTGTATCTACTGGCTGGCTCCACTCCCGCCCATCACGAAACTGGATCAGCAGCGCTGAATAGCGGCCTACCAGATTGCGGCGGTCAGCATCCTTGATTTTGGCCCAGTGCTTGTTCAGTAACTTGGTGACGGCCTTTTCCCATGGCGTAGTCTGTGTAGACTCTTTCTCTTCGTCGCCATCAACGATGGTCGGTTTGTCTACCCAGCACGAATCCAGCAGCTTATGTACTGCGGCATACGCCACGGCATTACGCTCATAGGCACGGTAGTAACGGTCGAACTCAAGGTTGTCCGGGTAGCCGAACTCATCCCAGAGCTTTGTACGCTTCGTGTTGCCGGGCTGACCGGCATACAGCATCCGCTGCCGCCCTATCTCATGAGCGAGGGCGTTTACGAGGAATTGCTCCCCGCTGCTTAATTCACTCACTGAGTGCTCCTTAGAAGAAGATTGCGCCAGGTGTCTGGCCGCTGAGCTCTGTCATCGCCCAAACAAGCGCATCGAGGCGGTCAGGTGATTTCTTTGCTGTGGTTGGTACGTACTCCATCTGCTGATTTTCCAGCTGATAAAGGTTGCCTCGGTGTGCAACACGGCCTTGTGCATAGAGCGCTGATATAGGTTCAGCGCGTGCAAACTTACCCTTACTGGCATGAACGCGGATGATGCGCTCCCGGAAGCCGGCATTACGCAGCGTTTCTTCTGCCATGTCGCCTCCTTGGTTTGTTTCAATCACGATGGCGTCTGCATCATGCTGCTTGTAAGCATCCATAGCACGGGTTGCCCAGCCATTGGGTGAATACTTGCCGCTATAGTCACCGTCTGCAGAATATTGCTTCCTGTCACCCGTGCCATAAACGCTGGCTGCAACGATGCCTGTTTCATCACTTTCATCGCTGTTGGTGGCTTGCGGGTCGATTGCTATTACCGTACGTGAAAGCGTCTCGATGATGTTGAGCGCGTGCGCAGCGGCAATCATGTCCTCAGTCCACAAAGCCCCCTCAGCATTAAACCTGCGTGGGCATTGCATGTACTGCGCTTCAGCAGTGCGACGATGTGAAAACAGTGATACGCGGTGGGACTCGTTGTGCTTGAAAGGCCAAAGCCACCCATCAGGGAGCTTGTGCTCAATCGGTATTGCGTGGGTGTTCTCTGGGTACTGCTCCGTATAGCTGAGTGAGTTGTCGATGATTACCGGCAGATTGAGATGATGCCAATGCTCACCGCTACCACCCCGCAGCAGATAGCCGCTCAAGTCGTGATAGTGGATGCGCTGCATTATCACAATCATTGGCGTTGTCTCTATCGCCAGACGTGATTTGATGGTTTCGTTAAAACGGTTATTCACACCATCACGAACCGTTTCGCTGTAGGCATCATCAGGCTTAACCGGGTCATCGATGATCAGGGCGCCCTGCCAGCCTGGCTCCATATGCCCGGCACGAAAGCCGGTAACCTGGCCGGCAGCTGAAGATGCATAGACACCGCCGCCGTGCTCTGTCCACCACATAGCCTTACTATCGGCATCATCTCGTAACACCATGGGCCACATAGCCTGATAGGCCTGCGATTTGACCATGCTGCGTGCAGTTGAAGAATTCAATAGCGCCAGATTGTGTGAATAAGACAAGTGCATAAAGCGGGAGCGATTGTTTAATGAAAGGCCGCGTCCCATCATGTTGATAGTCGCCAGCTCGGTCTTCGTATAGCCTGGAGGAACGTTGATGATCAGGCGGTTAATCTCACCATCAATTACTCTATCCAGGGTCTGTTGAATCACCTTGTGATGAGGGGCAACAATCATCTTGCCGCCAGTGCGCTGCTTGAAGAAATAACGGGAGAAGTACAAGCCATCTTCTTCACACTCTATCTTGCGGGCATAACTCCGCTGCTCAACAGTCGTCATCCTCCAACATCTCCCGTCGAGCCTGCTTATATTCGTCTTTGCTTAGTACCGCGGTCTCAATTGGACCGCCGTTTTTACCCGTATGTTCATGAGTAGCCTGCTCTTTGAAAGCCATAACAGATACATGCTTACCAAGCAGTTCAAGGTTCTTCACCTTATCCGGCCACTTAATCTTTTTCAGGATGCCAGCCAGTTCTTTACCACCATCCTCGCCGGTGTAATCAAACATCTCCGCAAGGTCGAACCCAGAGATGTATCGGCGCCAGGATGAGGGCCATTCGGTTACTGGTTTCAGCGACAAGTCATCCCGGACAATGTCCAGGACGTCCATTTGATCTATCTCTACGAGGCGCCGCAGTACGTAACTTGCATCAATGTTAACTTGCTCATTGCGTTGTGATTTGAGATCGGCAATTCTGTTTTGGATGTCAGGTTTTGACAGGTTCTCGGATGCGGTGCGATTCGCTGTCTTCTCGCTGTACCCCGCCCGAATGGCCGCTTGCGTGGCGTTCAAATCGATGAGGTACTCGCGACAGAACATTTCTTGTTTGTCGGTGAGTGCCATGTTTATTCCAGTGAGGGTAAAATGGTTGATTCAATGCATTACACAGTAAGGAAAAAATACCAATTTAAGGTTAAGAATCTAAATGCGTACTTATTTGAAAGCGACGGCGGTGGGTGGTTTTCCGCTGTACGCTCGCCTGATGATGTGTGCTTGGAAGTTGGTGATGTTATTAAGCATTACAGTGCCAATCAATGGCGTGACAAAGAAGAAAAGACGCTTACGATCGACCCCGACCTGAAGTGTTCTACCTATCAAGAAGCGGATGCTAAATTTGCAGCGTGGGTTGATGAAGATTCATAGTTTTATCCATTTCTCCTCAAAATAGGATACGGGCCTCTGTGTTTGGGTTAACCCGTATCCATACAGTCTTTCCACGAGCATGATGAAAAAATTCCGAGTTAGTGCTGGAGCTGCCTTTTAATGTTTTTTCCAATAAAAAACCGCCCGGAGGCGGTTTCATTATTTGGCTAGAGCTTCCTGTATAGCGTCAGCTATCTTGGAAACATGCTTTTCAACACTCTCAGCATCATGGGCTAGCGAACCTGAACCAACAGAAGCTTTTATTATTTCGACAGCAGCCTGCACCGCTAACAATCTTTGAAATTCCTTCTGAGTTACCCCATTCGGGGTGGTTTTCAGAAAATAATTCTCTAACATCAAAACCTCCTTTTCACAAATGGAGGCTACAGATTATCGCTAAGGCTTCTTTTAGTGAACAGGAATTAACCATTATCAAGCTCACCCGCAGATGAGCTTTGTGATGGCAATAAAAAACTTTCCAAAGGCGGTTAATCATAACTTCCGCAGCCGTTATGGTGCGAAATGTACCAATATATCGTCTTTTAGGCCTACTGGGCGCATTGGAAACGTGTCTGATTCGGCGGCTTGTTTTATTGCTTCAATAGCAGTAGCACAAAGCTCTGGATCCCCACCTTGCGCTTTTATACTTACAGGAGGCTTACCCTGTGGCTGCGTGATGGCTAAGTCGCAAACCTTCCCATGGTAAGTTTTTGCGTCAAAAAAACGGTATTGAATGGCAGTATGAACTTGGCAATACCAAACAATTATTTCACGCTTTTCACTGACAGTGGAATTTTGTGATTCACAGTAGCTCTTGATTTCTGATGCGGTTGGAAACTCTGATCTTGGTGTAAGCCCTCGAGTAGTATGAGTTTGACACCCGAACAGTGTTAAGGCCGCAATGACGCAATATGCTTTTCTCATGTTAACTTCCCTGTAGAACATTTCGATTTTTATATCACTTCTATTGAGTCATGGGTAGAAATGACATGTGGAAATCATCATCAGGCGCACTCGCAAATGCGCCTTGTGATGGCTACAAGTCAGGCCGTTCATCGTTGAACAGCAGGCCAGGCTGTGCAATCTGCATGATGTGGTCATGCTCAACTGCAAGCACGCGCTTCTCTTTCTTACGCTCATTCATCAGACGACTGCCAATGGTTCCTTTCAGCTTTGAACGGGTTTCTTTAATAGCGAATCGATGCTGCAACTCTTCGCCCATGGCCTGCCGCTGAATTAGTCGGGTTGTCATCCAGTTAAACGCCGAGATATAGCTTTCTTTGATGGCAGTAGCAGCCTTTCCAGTAAAGCCCATCACGAGCATCATCCAGCCGTCTTTAGTAATGCTATACATCAGGCGCATTTCACCTTTACGGTCGAGATATTCAACGGGCTCAAAATTGAGCCGGCTAAAATCCGGTGAGCACTCACCTTCAAGGCGCTTAATTGCTCTCAGTACGTTTTTGTGTGCCTTTCCAAAGTACTCAGCAACCTTAAGGGAGGTTGTTACGACTCGGTCACCCGATGGCATAACCATGTCATGGAAATTGAAGGCAGGAATAACTGACGGATTATTCATGGTCGATTCCTTTTAGGAAGATGAGCCTGTCGCACAGAACAGCCGTCACCCGAGAGGCCGCCATGATGCCAACGGTTGTTCTCAGGCTCAGCTTTCTGAAAGGCTCGGGTTATTGTTTGCGCGTGCGAGGCGCATAAAAAAGGCCCGCATTCATATGCAGGCCTATGGTGCTCGTTGTACGCTAGGGTCCGATAAGTTTATTTACAGGTACTTCTGAGCCAGTGCCTTTAGCTCGTCTTTCGCAGCAGCACCCAGTTGGGCAACGCCCTGCTCTACGAAGCTGAATGCAGCTTCAAAGTCTTTAACGCCGGTCTTTACTTCAGCCACTGGAGTGGATTCAACAACAGGCGTTTCAGTAGTGGTTACGGTGTCAGCAACAGGGGCTGTTGCTGTATCGGTGGTGATCGTGTCAGTCACGGTAGGTTCCTTTGTCTCTTTGGTGAGTAGCCATTTGAGCGGGTTCATTTCTTTTCTCCGCAAAGGCGGTCGTATAAATCGTTGTGGGCGTTGATAGCCCGGACGGTGCGGATATCCATTAGCTCTGAGTCTTTGCCGTGGGTGTAGATAGGGCTGAAGAGTGTGCAACTGGAATCAACGGTAACCGTGGGGCTAGTCGTCTGAGTTGTAGCGTGAGGAGTGCAGCTTGTTGCGGCTAGCAGCATCACTGAGAGCAGCGTTAGTCGTTTGAGCATCTTTAGCCACCTGTGCATTTTCTTTCTGCTTTTCAGCAACAGCTGATACCTGAGCAGACTCGACCTTAGCCGCGGTTACGTCAGCTTTAGCCTGCGTCTGTGTGGTGCCAATCTTCTTGCCACCGAAGTAACTCGCAACCAGCGCAACCACAACGGCGAGACCGGCAAGAATCTCTGACCACCATCCGGAGAGGAGTGCTGTCATGGTTGCGCGTCCAGTTGCTGTTTCTGGTTGAGTAGCTTCCGCTGACGGATGAACTGTGCTAAGACAGCCATCACCATCAGGAATGAACCGATGATGCTCAGGTAATTTGGGGGCAAGAACGACTTAATGTCTGGCGGCAGCATGTTCCAGCCGGTGAGTGCGGCATCAGGGATGAGCTGCATTGCGGCACTTAACGCTGCGCCAGCACTCCCCAGCCACACTGACCACGCTTTGAATAGCAGCTTGGCATGAGCCACAAACTCCAGATTGGTGTATTTGCGGATGAGAAGAACGCCGATAATTATCGCCAGGACAATCAGGAGCCAGATGAGGAATGTCATAGCTCTACCCTCTGCTGAATCCAGCCATAAACAAACGTCTCGTTAGCCGCCCTGCCTTCTGCAAGCTCGATATACCGGGCGCCCTGAAGGCTGTTCAGTGCCTTGAGCATCACGGTGACACCCTCATGACTACGGGCTGTAATGAACGCCCGCAAAGCAGTGATGGTGCGTGGGCCAATCTGGCCGTCTGCCACAATGTCCGGGTACAGCGTCGCCTGCTGATTGAATACATTCAGGCATCGTTGGAGAAACTTAGCCGCTACTGCCGGCCCCATGTTTACGCCGGTGTCGCAAAGCTCTGCCGCAATCTGCGGTGACAGCGCATTGACCTGATCGAACCGTGGACCAGTCCAGTAATCAGCCTCAAGAATGCTCAGCGCCTGCTGTCGTGACAGGTTCTTCATGTCGCCGGTGTAGCCATGCGCCCGGGCAACCGCTTCAGTGATTCCCCAGTTGGTCGCGCCTCCTTTGTCGTTGGGGTTGTTTACGTAACCCCCTTCCTTGCCGAGGATTTCGTTAAAAATGTCGTCTTTCGTCATTTCCCTTCATCCTCTTTGACTACCTGCTTCACCTTGTCAGCGGTCTTATTGGCTGTGCGGTCTGGCAGGGAATCGAGTTTCTTCTGAAGGTCGGCCACCTGATTACTCAGTTGCTCAACCTTTTCATCACGGCGTTCTGCGGTGATGCTGTAGTACTGTCTGATGGCCTCTACTCGCTCATTGGTTTTGCTGTTGAGGTAGGCGAAGATAATCGTCATGACGATTGATAATACGCATAGGCCAAGCAACACCCTGCCCACAAAGAACATGCGCTTGTGTGCCTTGGGTATCTCGCTATTGGGTAGGTGCATCGCTGTCGTCCTCCAGAGTGGCGATCAGCCGAGTGACTTCATTCCTGAATCGGTCGTTACCTGAATTGCTCGCTTCTGACATCGCCAACAGGATGCCCAGGGCGTTCTTGATCAGCCGGAGGTCTGTCTCCAGGGTGGAGATGCGACGAATGTTTTTATCGTGTCTGTCGCGGAGGTCGTCGTTTTCCTTTCGGAGCAGCTCATTGCTCTCTTTCAGCAAAACAACCTGCTCTTTGTAGCTGGAGATAATCTCTCCACCCGCCCTGTTGGTGGTAACGATTGAAGCGATGCCCGCAATTAAGGGCTTCCAGAAAATTGCCACCGCCCCGCCGCCTAGCAGCAGAGCGCTGATACTTGTGATTAAGCTATTCTCCATGCCTGACCTCGCTGATCAGATACAGGAGTGATGTGAGTGTGTTTTGCATGGCCGTCTCCGGCAATCCCGGCAAGACCGGCACTATTGCTGTTGAAAGAAATAAAAGAGCGCTTCAGCAAAGGCACACGATTCGGGGAAATCCACTGAGCGCTGAAAAAGAAAAAAGGCCGCTCTATGGCGACCTTTTGAAATTGGTGGAACCCGATGGAATCGAACCATCTCCTAATGCTCTTCAGGCATCCGCGCGAACCATCTACGCCAGAGTTCCTTTGTCAGGCGGTTAACGCCCGCCCACTACGGTTGTGATGGCCGGCGCTGATCTCCGGCTCAGTCTTTGACCATAGAGTTGCATCAACCTGCAAATTCACCACAACGGAAAGAGCACTGCTGTTTGCCGGGTCTATGGATAATCTTTCAAACCATCCCCGCAATGCGTCGCAATGCCCTTACCTGTTGCGCTGAAACGAAAAAGGCCGCCCGTAGGCAGCCTTTGAAGAAGGGAATGAAGTCAGGCAGCAGTTATTTCCAGCCGCTTACCTAGCGCCAGGAGCGCTTTCTGTATTGTGTCGATTTTAGTGCTATGACTCAGCGATACAATGCGCTGAACTTCCTGCGGGCGCGTATCAATCAGCCTGGCTAACTCCGCATTAGACACACCCTGTTGAACCAACGTGTTCAGCAGAAGCACCTTCGCAGCGACGCTGGCCGGCACTTCAACAAATGCTTCACCCTCTGTTGAGGGGGCTGGGATCTCCCGCCGGTCTTCAAAGTAGAAGTCAAACGCCGTTACCAGAGCGTCTTGCGCCATTGATAGCGCTTCTTCTCTGGTATCACCACCGGTCATTGCTTCTGGGATGTCGGGGAACAGCACCGCACATCCCGTTTCATCACAGTCGAACGTTACTGGATATCGCATAAATGATTAAGTGAATCTCCGCGAGTACCAGCCCCGAGGGGCTGGTTTTTATTTCAATCCGAGTTGCTTGAGAATCACTTTTCTCAGCGGCTCCGGTATCTCTTTCCCCGGATGCCTCGGCATTATCGTCTGCTTGCCGTTGAGGAAGATTTTTAGATGGTTTGTTCCATCTTTAAACTCCGCTCCCTGACCAGCAAGCCAACGTCTGAACTCGCTTTGCTTCACTTCTCCTCCTGTCTGTTTAAGTTGAGATAAATATAAACATTTTTGTTTATACCGTCAACAGGAAGATGAACATTTTTGTTTATAATATTCGCCGCAACGTAAAGCTGTCTGTTTCACAACACGAGTACATCGCTAAGCGATAACACGTCAGGCAGCTTGTCTGTTGCGCAGAAATGCAAAAAGCCCCGAGCTATTAACTCAGGGCTTAAATTCTGTTGCTCAACGACTTTTGTCACGAGCATAGCAGGAATGTAGCAGTTTCATTTCGCCAAATCAATTTATTTTCATTTTATCCGTTTTACGCCGCAAAATTCATCCTGATCGCCTCACGTTCTTCCATTATCGCGTTAAAGACACTGGCCTCCAGAAGCTCCCTGCACCATTTAATTCTTCGCCATGCTGACTGAGCATCAATCCCCGTCAGCTTGGATAACTCCATAGCAATGTCTTGCGAGCATTTGCGATCACAGTAGTATTTAATGGCTACATGTCGAATCGGGTTAGCCGGTTCGAACAGTCTGCAAATAATGGCTTCCACATAGTCGGCATCTTCTTGTTCGTTGGCGCGGTCGAGAAGATTGCTGATTGAGTTCTGCGGGTTGATTAACTGCTGTGCTTTCAGAAATAGCTCGTTGCCGGTGTAACCTTGCTTATGCAGGTTATTAACCACCTCCATGATTCTCTCGCTCTCCCTGTCGTTCCAGCTCTGGCGGATCATCAGTCTGCCAATTACGCTTGATGCCCCTGCCGGCCCTTCATTGCCACCGTATTTGCTGCCCCATACATCGAGGATGCACCGTACCCAGGCGGATTGCAGCGGGGTGATTAACTTCACTGGTTTGAGGTAGCGCTTCTTCAGGTCTGATTTACGCATTACCTGGGCGAGTTGTGCGAGTGCTTCGCTCTTCATGCTGCTTCCTCCTGATTAAATAAGTCCATCTGTGTACTGTCTGCGATAAAGGCCTCACAGCTTTCTGAGCAGGAGCCTGTGTCATAGGCTTTATTGCCTTTGATGGTTGTGGCTATATCTTCTCGGCTCATATGGCTAAACAGTGATTCGATGGTTTCGAGTGAATGAGAATTGCGGTACATGCTGGATATTGCAGACTGGCGGTTGCTTAGCTCTCTGACCTCTTCAGAACGGATAGCAGCATTGAACTGAGCGAGAAGCTCTGGTGCATCACGCATGGCCAGCGCTATTTTGCTGAGGCTCTTCTTAATGCAGAAAACGCAGTTACCTAGGTGTTCCTCGAGCTGCAGGTTGAACGGTTGTTTCGCCCACCAATTCAGAATGTCTTCCTTATCGAAATCACTCACCTCTGCCAAAAACCTTTGGTTAAGGCTTCTCATTTTCATGATGCGGTCACTGATGCGGCGGGCATTTACTGTATCCAGAAGGTATCGATCACTGAGATGCTCAACCATCAGTTGCTGATTCCCTTTCTCGCTCAGTTCCTGATAGAGGCTGCGGATTTCAAAGTCATCCATTTTCATTCGACGAAGCACTGATAAAATCTCTTGCCCCCAGATACGAGCAGGTTCATCTGCTCTCATGCCTAGCCAGGTGGTGTAATTGCCTTTACCGAATTTTTCATTGCAGTACTTTTGAAAGGGACCAAGCTTCATTCTGTCTGTGCAGAACGGGCCAGTTACGTACGGGAGTCCGTATTTTTTCATCATGCGCACCCAAGGGGTCATGTCATGCTGGATATCTGCAACGTCGACGACCTCATAGCTGTTTGCTCTGCCCAGCTCGTTATTCGGGACAAGTCGCAGGCATGTCAGGTTAATCTGCCAGTTCTGAACAACCTCACGGATGAAATCGTAAGTTTTAGGATGCTCTGCGCCGGTATCCATAAAGATGAATTGCGTCTCTGGATCCAGCTCCAGCATCGTTCTAACTAAAAATGCAGATGTGCGCCCACCGGAAAAGCTGACAACGTTAATCATGCTGCCTCCTGTCGATGTTTTATGAGTTCACGCAATTTCTTTCTGTAACGCGCTCTGAGTGTGTCGAGTTCTTCGCGGATGTATCGGTGAGGGTCGCTGTCAGATTCGAGCGCTATAACGCGCTGGAGGCCAATTTTCGCTATCAGGTTGATGCGGTATGGCCCGATGTTTCCGGAGTGGTGGGTATTGCAGGCTGCACACTGCAAATTGCAGTTATCTTCGTTAAACCTGAGTTGTGATGCTGCCGCTGTCGTCCGAAAATGACCAGCGTGATAGCTGACTGCCGTTGTGCTGCCGCAGCTGATGCAGCCCTGCCCCTCATCCCTTGCCCGAATGTAGTCGTTGAATACGCGCTGGGTCATGTTCATCCAGTGGCTTAACGGCTTCACATCGGCTTTGCGCTTGTTCCACTCTTTTCGCTCCTCCCGGTGTTGCTTACGGGCTTCACGCGCGGCTTTCTCTTCTCCCTTGAGGCGGGTGAATTCGATAGCGCATTTGTAGGAGTGGCAGACTTTCTGAGTGGTAGAGCGAGGGGTGTATTCAGTGGAGCATATCGGGCAGGTTCGGGCTTTCGGCGGCTTGGTGCCTTTAGCCATCGTCATCCTCCCCTACTGCATAGTTGGGGTCGGTCATCTCAAACCAGTCAGCGCAGTTCTGGCAGCAGTAGGTTTCGTCAGCTTCCAGTTTCAGGCCGCAGTGGGCGCACACTGGTTCAGGCTGCTTTTGCATAACCGGCCTCCTGCATTGCCAGGAAAGCTTCCATGACTGCGCGAGGTAATTGGCTGGCATGGGTTTCAACGCTGATTCTACTCTCCCGGATAATCAGGCCGGCATCAGTCCATGAGTTGCACGGGTCGAACCGGTTGGGCCCATCACCGAATCCACGGGTCACCAGAAGCGTGGTGCCGTTCAGGTCGTACTGAATCGACTCCCGGACATCCTTCACGGAGTAGGCGTTGACCATCTTCGCGCCCAGAGCGACGGCGACCGCTTTGTTAATTTCGTAGTCCGACATTTCGCTGTAGTTCACTTCCTGCTCCTTACACGCAGCCAGCGCTTAGCCATGAGCGGCCAAACGGGGTCATAGGTTCTGATTTCTGAGGTTGAAGGTTTTGGCTTGGGGTTACTGCGGGAACGCTTTGGGGGGATGAAAATCAGGTTATCAAGGGCTCGCTGGGTCAGGCTTATTTGCATGGCTTCGCCTTATTGTGAGCACCTCGATTGCCCTGATTTACCATCAGCACGCCGTTGATGATGGCGTGACGCTCGGGCTTTGTGTCTTTGTGATACTTCTTCACTGTGGTGCGATGGGTATTAATCATCCGGGCTACCTCAGTGATATTCCCGCGAGTCTGTATCAGCAGCTCAGGGATGGTCTGGATTGTTACGTTCATGCGACCTGCTTTTGTTTGAGTTGGCTGTATTCGCTATCGGCCGGCACAGTCAGCCTGCATCCGACATTGAGCGCCCAGCCCTCAACCTGTGTGAGGTAGTGGTGCATGTCGGCAGTGTCGAGGTCTGCTGTGTGGCGTAGCGTCTGGATAAGGGTCTTCTCACCGGTAATCACATCGACCATCTCCCGCTGCTCATAACCGAGATAGGTGTGTTTCATCGCATCCTTCACCCACTCTGGAGACGCAAAGGCTTTGCCACGCTTAATGAGATAAGCGCTTAGCTCTGCGTACCACATGTGCTGTAAGGAGTTCTGAGGGATGCTGCGTTGGTCGCGCCATTCGGTGATTTTGATGCGCCAGCGTTTGCCGGAAGAGACGAGTTCGAAAATTTGCTTAGTGAATTGACCCAGGGTTGTTTTGTGTAGGCAAAAGTCCTGCACGGTTACCTCCCTTCGTTTGTCTCCACGTAGTCGAGTACCAGGTTGTGGGCTTTGCTGAGCAGCAGGTCTAACGTGTGCTGTTGATGCCCGCCTTCACGCACCAACTTCAGGGCCTGGTTGATGTACTGCTGAGCCTCTGTGAGTTGGCGGTAGGGACGCAGTGGGATGACGTCGGCTGTCATTGCTTCTCTCCGTGTTTCCGGATAGCCATGATGATGCAGGCAGTGCATAACCACATGGTTCCAATGATGATTTGTAGAGGGTCATCGGCAGCCATCCCATAACCCGTAATGGGTGCACCGATAATGGCGAGGATGTAAGGCATCAGTTCTCCTAGACTGCCAGTTGCAGTTGCATGTTGAATCGGTCTCGCTGCTCACAGTAATGCAACGACCCTGGACTGTTATGTGACTCGATCCGCTCGACCATCAGCGCCGCTCGCGTCTCTTTTGATGCTGGCGCGTATGCTCCTGACCACGCCTTGTCGATGCCGATGTTTCGGGCAACGTTAGTGCTGTCAGCACTAGCCAATGGAAGCTTTGTGAATATCAGAGGATTAAGCATCCGTAGGCCGTGAAGTTTGGCAATCGGCTGCCCGTAATCATCAGTGACGTGGCGGATCAGGTCTTTCATTCTCGCCACAGCTAGGTTTGGCCGCTTAACGTCGTACTCTCCACAGCTGCCAATAGCCACTCGAGGAAATTCATTGCAGAGGCGGATAAACCGCTCATCGCTTTCGTTCATATGCCATACGGGTACGCCATAAAACTCGCCATGCGGCCATTCATCCAGCAATGCTTCGTTCTCTGACTCGCCGCCGTCGATAACGTCCGGGATGATTGCGAAATCGAAACCTGGATGGTTTTTCCATCGCGCCACGAATTCGTAATAATCCTTCCAGTCGATTTTGTTTCGGCCAGTTGCTTTCCATGCAGTGAATGCGCCATTGTCTACGGCGAAAGACTGGCAGAACTCAGCGGCGAGGTTGATTTGACTGGCGTGGGCAAAGGAGATGAAAGCATGACGACCTTTCCAAGCTTTTATGGCGCAGGTGTCCGGGGTTATGGGGCCGCCGTGATAATGCAACATAGTTAGTCCCCCTGCTTGCTGCGGGCTAGCCATGCCTGCCAAAAGCCATACTTGATGTGCGGTACAGCGTCGGTATATTTTGAAGACTCAAGATGCTTGTATTCAGCGTCCCACCAAGCTTCAAACCGCTCCCTTTCCTGTTCATCGTTGTTTGCCATATTGTCCTCCCCGCTTATGTTTTTTCCCGGCTGGCTCATACGTTTGCCCCTCTCGTATAGCGACGCCCTTGAGGTTGGTCATCGTTCTGTCGGCCACGACAAATGCTCTCTGCCTCAGCCTGGTCAGTTGGTTTGAAGTGACCGTTCTTGAACTCCTGGAACACGGTGCCAAGCTGGCCGAATCGGTTTTTGGTGACGATGATTTCTGCGTACCGTGCGGCAGGTGACTCTTCGTCATAAACCGCTTCCCGGTACAGCATGATGATGCTGTCGGCGTCCTGCTCGATGCTGCCGGAGTCGCGCAAGTCGGCATTGGTTGGGCGCTTCTGGCCTTTGGGGCGCTTCTCTACGTCACGTGAGAGTTGGCTCAGCGACATGACAGGCGTCTTCAGGTCTTTCGCCATACGCTTGAGGCTGCCGGAGATATGCGCGATAGCAAGGTCATTACGGTCAGCCTTCGGTTTGTCGATGAGGCCAAGGTAATCGACCATGATCAGCGACAGTGCCGGGTGGTTACGCTTATGCCGTTCCGCGATGGCTCTGATTTGCTCAACGCTCATCTTGCTGGCGTCAACAATCCAGACATCCAGATTCATCAACTGGCCGATGCCGTGCGATACCCTCGCCCATTCTTCATCGCCCATCTGTGCCGGATTCCTTAGCGCTGAAACCGGCAAGTTCCCGGCACCGGCCACCTGACGTTCGACAATCTGGTTGGCATCCATCTCCATGCTGAACATCAGTACCCCGCGCCTCTGGTCAGCACCCGGCAGCTTCTGGTTTGCTACGCCCTGAGCAACGGTAAGCGCAAACTCTGTCTTACCCATCCCGGGGCGAGCAGCCACAATCACCAGGTCGACGGGGTTGATGCCGCCGGTGATAGCGTCCAGCTCGGGAATACCAGTCTTCAGGGTATCGGAGTCTTCGCCCTGACGAACTCGCTTATCCAGCAGCTCACCGTAGCCTTCGAGCACCGTCTGGATGTGCATCGGCCTCACCTCATCGCCCGGGCGCTCAATGTCGCTCAGGGATGCCATGAAGTCAGCGATGGCGTTCATGGCCATCTCATGATTTTTGCAGGTGGTTACAGCTTGCTGGCCTTGCTCAAGGAGAGCGGTGAATTTGCGGATCTTCGCGTTATCAGCAACAACCCGGGCGTACCCTTTCAGGTTGGCTGCGCTGGGACAGGAGCGCATAGTCGTCATGACATTCGCAAAGTGCTCATCGCCCATCGCCTCAGCGACCATCAGGCTGTCTATCAGGCTTCGCTGCTTGGCCTGCCGCTTGATTTCACGGTAGGTCTCCCGATAGAAGTGGACCGAGAAATCCTCTTCGTCCAGGGTAGCCAGAACGTCGCTTGCATCTGGGGTGTAACCGCTAATCAGCAGGCCGCCGATTACGCTGGCCTCAATGTCGGTGTTAATCATCAGAGTGTTCCCTCACGTACTTTGGTCAGTGTCTTGCGTTGCAGCAGATAATCGAGCGTTGCTACCCATTCCCGGTCGTTGTCTCCGAAATGGAACGGCCTCGCCTGCTGCATGAAGGCGTTCACGTAAGCACGGAAGCCTTCAGCGGTTGGCGTAGCCAGGGAGGTAACGAGGGTTTTCATCTTGCGCTTGCGCTCATCGCTCAGCTCTACAGCGTGGGGGAGCTTGTCACCGACGATTTCGTTGTAGGCGCTCATGCAGGCTCCGTAGTCGATGCGGGTGGGTTTTCGTCTTTCAGGTTTGACCTGCTGAGCGCCAACACCCGTGAGGGGGTTGGGGGTGTTTTCTTTTTTCTTTTGTATATTGTCTTTTGTGGTTAGCAACTTCTGCGAAGGTTCGTTAGCGACTTCTGCTAAGGTTTTCTTAGCAGGTTTAGCTAATGTTTTGCAGAATCCGTTATTCTTGGTTTCCCACTCAGAAACGTTGGTATTCATGCCGATTTTCCGGCCTTCTTGAAGCAAGACTTTCTTCCTGATAAGCAGGTTCTTAGCCGTTGAACAGTGAGTGTGATGCTTGCCTATCATCTCCTCCAACTGCTCATTGCTGATCCAGTCCATCTTCTTGCTGAAGCCGTATGTCTTCCGCCAAACGGCAATGACGATACAGAGTTCAGTTTCGCTCAGCCCAGAAGCCATCGTTGCATCGAGCAGTTCGTTAGCTAAGCGAGTGAACCCATCTTCAAGCTGCGCCACTCTACGCTCCACGGCCTCTACAGACGGCCTCTGGTAATCTGATAACTTAACGACGCCCATTCTTCACCCCCGCCTTAGCCAGCCTGTAAACGCCAATGAGACGCTCTGCGAACGCCTTGTTGTTAGCTGCTGCAACAACCAGCCCGTCTGGTGAATCTTGGTGTCGCCACTCTTCTTGTGCTTTGAATATTCTGCGTTTTCGCATATAATTACCTCGTTGAAATGAGCAAGTTTCAATGCATTACTAAGCGTCGAAGCTGTTAGCGCAGCTCGGCGCTTTTTCTTTGGTTATCTCCAACTGCAACTTTGCGAAGTTCATCGCCGTTGACATGAGCCAGCGGTATTCCTCCAGAGATATTTTCTTTTCTCCACGCATGACAAAATCCTCTACGCCACTTGCGGCGAGAGTTTCCATGAGTTCTGGGAATTTTTCGGTTCTGCGAAGGACTGTTGAATCCGCTACGTTAAGCAGCTTTGCAACCACGGTTTGACGTGTATTCGATAGCGCCTGATGCGCGGTAGCCAGGAGATGACGACCGATAAATACGACGGTGCTCGATTTGCGTGTTGTTGCGTTTTCCATTTGAGATACTTTCCGTATTGAATAAGTAGTTGATTAAGTGGTAAACCGGTTAAGGATTCCACGATGGTGCTCCAGCATTTCGGCGGGAGCGGTTCAGATTGACAAAGAGCAGTGCTGCTTATGCAGCTGGGCGGTAAATTTGGCCCTGGTACTTCAGAACGCCAGCGGTGAAGACTTCCAGTCGGTAAGCATCTTTCTCAGGAATAATTTCCTTCCACTGAGATACAGCTGCGTCGGTCAAGCCTAACGCTCTGGCTACCGCGCGCTGAGTTCCGAAGTGGTCGATTACATCTTTCTTGTACATAGACTCGCTCCGAAATTAAAGAACACTTAAATTATCATTCTAAAGGAAACTTAAGTCAATAAGATTTAAGATCTCTTAACCATGAAAATGCAAACAGTCGGCGATCGCATCCGTGCGAGACGCAAAGAGCTTAAGTTGACTCAAAAGGATTTAGCATCCAGAGTTGGTGTATCTCATGTCGCTATCTCTCAGTGGGAGAAAGATGACACCGCACCACGGGGTGATAACTTGCTACGGCTATCGCAAGCGCTGGGGTGCGATGCCTCATACCTTAATAACGGAGATGGCTCGGCCAGCAACGTCGCCCCAGCGTCTATAGACTTTCGCGCAGTTCCTATCATCAGTTATGTACAAGCTGGATACTGGACAGCCGAATGCACCATTCGCTCTATAGAGGGTGATATAGAGTTTTTGCATACAAATATGGACTTATCTGATTCAGCCTTCACCCTCATTATCAAGGGCGACTCCATGGAACCTGACTTCCGGGAGGGAGATGCCGTTGTGATTGATCCAGACATCGCTCCTCTACCTGGCGACTTTGTTGTGGCGAAAAATGGAGAGGAAGAAGCCCTCTTTAAAAAGTATCGACCACGCGGAGTTATCGATGGCGCGGACGTATATGAGTTGGTGCCTCTTAATGAAGACTACCCCACCCTCCGCTCTGACCAGGTTCCAATCCGCATCGTAGGAACAATGGTTGAGCACCGCAGATACCGAAAAAGAAGATCCTGATCACAAAATCAACCCGCCACTGCGCGGGTTTTTTATTCTCCCCGCTTAAAAGATTCCTCGAAAATCCAGCCACTTTCTTAAATCACGCCAAATAATTTAAGTTTTCTTTAAAATCCCGCTTGACCATAGATTTAAGTTGTCTTAAATTTAGCTCCATCAGCAGGACGCAGTACACACCAGGACGGTGGCGCTCTTTAACATTGATGGGGTTTGTCTCCGCAGTAATGCGGGGAACGATTTAACTCAACAGGAGGCTATATGTAGCGTTCATGCGGGTTAGACCGCAGCCGAAAGGCAATGCAGCAGTAGTGATGCTGCCCTGAGTCACCATTGGTGAGCCTGCTTAGCGCCGGGTCAAGGTTTCTAATCAAAAGTAGCTCCGGTAAAGCAGTGCGAACGCCAGACGCACACCGGTTATTAGCGGCAGATTGCGACAGTATCTCAAGGGCATGAGCGCGGCCACTGCGAGAGTGTGGCTCAAAGTGAAGTTGGCTTTGGGATGTGGTGAATGCCGGCAGCTGAATAGCAAAGGACAGCCAAAAGCATAGGGATGGTAACCCTGACCACATCACCTAAGCCAATTACCGGAGGTACACATGACTGTAGTTATCACTCTCTTGGCCTCTGACAATGCCAAGAATCGCCGCAGAGCACGTCGTGCAGCAGAGCGTGAAAGCACTGAAAGTATCAAATGTGCAACCCTGGGGTCGAAGCCAAGGGTTACTACTCAGGCGGTCAGAAAGCCGATTGAACGTGTAGTGAAAGCAGTATCTAGCACTGAGGGGTACGGCCGGCAGCTACAGAAGGCTATCAGTCATCATGAGCCAATCGCTCAGAAGCGCGAAGAGAAGCAGCGCCGTGAGCACATGAAGGTGCGCAATCCTTTGGGGCAGCAGGTTAACGCTCGTCAGAAGATGCGCGGCAAAAGCATCCCGTTAATTTGAGAGAGGTAACCATGAGAACAACACAGTTCAACTCCGTACAGCGTCAGGCGTTCGACAAGGGATTATACGGTCGCCAGTGGAAGGCTAAGTGCAGCAAGGAGCTGAGGTTCAATGAGCTGGAGACACGAAAGGTGTTCTGGCCTGTGTACATATAGCCGCCCAATGAGGCGGCTTTTTTATGCCTGCTAACAGGAGAGTGAGATGAAATGGATTAAATGCAGCGAATCGCTACCAGAAGCTAATCAGCAAGTGCTGGTTAATGACCTGAATGGTGAAGGAGTTCTGATTGCCTGGCGCTCACTATGGTATAGCGCCGGACAGGTGCCAACTGGTGACTGGCAGTGGGTTTTCCAGATTGCAGGTTTAGAGCATGAAGATGTGAAAGTAAAAGAATGGTGTGCATATCCCGCCCCTACCGAGTGACACCGCAGAGCTGATTCACTGAGTCGGCTCGATGAGTCTCTCTAACATTGTGCCGCCCTTGCCCGCCTCGCTGCGGGCTTTTTTATGCCCATACCAAAGCTGATTCATTCGAGTCGGCTCCGTTATGTAAACACTCAAAAGGAACAAGCCCATGCAACACGCTATTGCAGGGTGGCCCGGCATGGGTTGCCCATCGGAATCTCAGCTCGACCGCATCGTTATCCGCCTGAAGCTTGCAGCCAGAAAGCTGGCTCATTCGTTCAATCATCGGGGGCATCCATGAAGTTCACCATCGCCGGTCAGCTTCTCATTATCACGATAAGCGGGAGCAGTCGTGAATATCCAAACAACGCCGCTGGCTATCAGTTGATGGCTCGCGAGTTCTGCCAAAGCAAGGGGTTGTTATGAACCTGAAATTTGAATGCCGGGACGTGCGCGTTCGCCCCGGGGTCCGCCTGGGTGAATTCAAAGTAGAGGCCGCAGACGTGGCTTTGTACGGCCAGTCAGATGACCGCGAGATTCTGAGCCAGCTCGATATCACAGAGGTGGTTGAGTGGCTTGCAGGCCAGGGTTACAGCGTTACCGCACCACAGGAGCATGCAGCATGAATGAATGGAGTGATGACGCTTTCATCGCACTGATGAAAGACGTGCTGGCTGATGAGCCAATGACAGATGAGCTGGCGCACCAAGAAGCGGCGGCAGATTACCGCACGGAACGGCAGGAAATGATGATGGGAGGTGCTTCATGGGCACAGCAACTTTAATCCTCGGTGAGTCCGGCACTGGTAAGTCTACCAGCCTGCGGAACCTCGACCCGCAGGAAGTGATTCTGGTTAAGCCGGTAGGGAAGCCGTTGCCTTTCAAATCCAGGGATTGGAAGCCGTGGGACGTGAAGGCAAAGCAGGGAACGGTCGTCACTACTGATAGCTGGGATGTTATCAAAAAGGTGATTCAGGCAGCGAGCGGGTACGGCAAACGCATTGTGGTCATCGATGACTTCCAGTACGTGATGAGTAACGAGTTTATGCGCCGCTCTGAAGAGAAGTCGTTCGACAAGTTCACAGAGATTGGCCGGCACGCTTGGGAGGTGATTAAGGCCGCACAGGACGCGCCTGATGACCTGCGGGTTTACTTCATGTCCCACACGGAAGAGACGCAGATGGGACGCGTCAAGATGAAGACAATCGGCAAGATGCTGGACGAGAAAATCACAGTGGAAGGGATGTTCACTATCGTTCTGCGCACCCTCACCCGAGATGACCAGTTCTTCTTCACCACCAAAAACAATGGTGCCGATACGGTGAAATCACCGATGGGCATGTTTGAAACCAACGAAATCGACAATGACCTGGCAATCGTAGATGCAACCATCTGCGACTACTGGGGCTTATCCAATGTTCACAACCTCAAGGAAAATGCCGCATGAGCACCCCTATCTTTACCTATAACCATGAAGCAGCTCTGACCGCCGGCCAGGGCGGCTTTATCAATGAAACCGGTGCGTATGTGCTGACCATCACCGAAGCGGCGCTGAAGCAGGCCGACAGCGGCGCCCGCTCTATCGAGTTCTCTGGTGAAGCAGAGGATGGGCGCAAGATTCAATACCTGAGCGTCTGGGTAACAAAGAAAGACGGCACTGAGAACAAGTTTGGTGCAAACATTATTCACGCCATGATGGGTTGTGCCGGTGTTAATCAGTTGACCAGCCACATGCAATCCGCTGGTCAGTATGTTGCCCCGGAGTTCGCAGGGAAGAAGATTGGCCTGGTGCTGCAAAAAGTCCTCTCCAGCAAGCAGGATGGCAGCGACACCTACAAGTTTGATATCCGCCTGCCTTTCATTGCTCAAACTCACCAGACGCTTCTGGAGAAGGCTGAAGGTAAGAATGCAGAAACAGTCAGCCGGATGGTTGCGACGCTGAAAGACAAGGATGAGCGCAAGAAAGGCGTCAGCCATGCCGACAATGGCTATCACTTCGGTCAGGACGATGACCCGGGCTTCACCCCCTTCTAACCTTCACAGGTAACCCCACATGCTCACCAGCCACGAGCAGGATGTCTACGACAACCTGCCGGTTGAGCTGCGTCCAAAATACCTGGACAAGCTCCGCCGAATCAAAGAAAGGGATGCTCTTATTGTTGCTGGTGCGCTCGAAGCCGTGGAGTGCGCCAGGCAGGGATTGCAGCATGAGCGCCTCAACAGGATGAGGCTCAACGCGCTCAACAAGGAAGCGGCGTTCTACCCGCTATGCCCAGAGCATATTCTCGATAAAGACAAGCGGGCGTTCACCAAAGAGCAGCCTGCTAACACTGATATCTATCTCGACTACACAAACCCAATCAGGGGCTTTGGCGGCGCTGTCCGTCAGGGTTAATCACGTAAGGACTCATCATGACAGACAAACAGCCTGCCCCGGTTGGGGATTGCCACATCGTAGGAAAAGCGGTTGTGCCGGGATTCAGCAAACTGGAAGCGGCAGCAAAGGCATTTGAAGAGGCGTTGAGTTCGGCGGGCACGTCAATGTCAGGCAGCCAACTGCAAGCGCTGTCAGAAGCTATGACGGCTTACCATGAATCGAGTATGCCAAACGTCATCCTTAGCCTGTTACGGCAGAATGCTGAACTTAAGGCGGAGCGTGACGCGCTGGCGGCGCAACTGGCTCGCTACTCCATGAGTGCCGGACAGGCTGACCAGCGGATGTGCGAATCTCAAGCCGTTCGTAAAGCGTTGGGATTCGGCGAGGATGCCGAAGATGTCGCACCCATTGACCTGATGGAAAAAATTGATGCCCTCAAAGCAGAGCGTGACGCGCTGGCGGCTGAGAATGCAGCGGTGAAGAACGCTATGTCGGTAACACTTGAGCATGTCAGAGTGATGGATACAGGGCAAGCAGGGGTTGCGGCAATGATTATCAATGACGCAATGAATAACAGCAAAACCCCGGCCACCGATGCCGCCAGCCTGCGCAAAGGGGGTGAGTGATGGTTGTTGGAGGCTATACGCTTGACCTGACGTGTGATTGTCAGAAGTGTCAGCGCTATATGGGTCTTCCTGATTACCGCAGTGAGGAACGGGGTTTTACGCGCTTAGCAGGGGATAATTTCACCGAGTGTTTCCGGGCAGCAAAGAAACGCGGGTGGAAATTTTACAGCAACAAAACCAAGTGCTTTGCACCTGGTCATGAGGTGGGGCGAGAATGGATAAGCAACAGAAATACAAATTGATCGCGGCGGCCAAACAGGCCATTAAGTGCTACGAGGCTGGCGGTAACGTCTCGCCGGAGCCGGAGTATCTGGCGTTGTTTAAGGTGGCGCTGGCGTCGCTGGAGGCTGAACCTGTGGCGTGGGAAGTTAAAGGGATACTGTGCCACACCAAAGAAGAGGCCGACCGGTATATCGGGGAGCCTGAACCTCTCTACGCCGCCCCGCCCGCGCCGGTGGTTAAGGTCGGATTGCCTGAGCCTTATGATGATGGACACGGCAACGAGTGGCTTTCTAAAAGAGAAGTTATCAAAGCTATTCAGGAAGCTGGCGCGGAAGTCCTGCGCCTGAACTCCAGCGATACTGACGATATAGACACCACGCCTCAGCAGTATCAATCCCTATCCTGATAGCCTCGCAATAGCGGGGCTTTTTTATACTGAAAAATCATGATTGAGCGCATCTACGGCGACACCGAGCCAGCCCATATCGTTGTCGCACATAAAGCTATGGAAGCGCATAAAGCCAAGTATGGCGAGGGCAACAAGTTTCATCCCCGGATTTACTCAGTCGCGTATCGCGGCAGGTTCTATCAAATTGAGGTCGTGACTCGCCGCCAGACTATAGCCGCGACGGTGATTACTGGTGTCAGAACGTTAACTAAAGTATTGGAGGTTGCATGAGCGAGTGGATTAAGTGCAGTGAGAGGATGCCTGAGCTAAAGCAGGAAGTGCTATGTGTTAATGAGTGGGGAGACTATGAAGCTGCTCTCTATGATGTTGGATATATCCCCGGCCCACCATTCTTTGCAACGTCAGCCGGCGAGTTTCACCCAACCCACTGGATGCCACTACCAGAACCACCGGAGGAGAACCAAGGATGATTACCGTAAACAGCTACTTTTGCGGTGCCGGCCTAATGGACGCAGGTCTGATGGACGCTGGCATTCAAATCAGCCAGGCATTTGAGATGGATGAGGATGCCTGTAAGACATACCGGGCCAATCATGGCGATCACATTAAGCAGTGCGATATCGCTAGTGAACTGGTCATGGAGCAAGACAGTTGCGACGGGATGATATTCACCTACCCCTGCACTAAATACTCCACTATTGGTGATATTCACGGAACCCGTACCGGAGATGAGCTGTTCCTGCACGCATTACGCCACCTGGCTGTGGCACGACCTGAATTCTACGTTGTAGAGAATGTCCCTGGCATGAGGGCATTCCCGGTCGTCATGGAAGCGATGACCAAGATGCCGGATTACTATGTGCACGTGTTCTGCCCGATAAAATCTGAGACCTGGCTGCCTCAGCGGCGTGACCGCCTCATTATCGTCGGCACCAAACGGCAGTGGTTGATCCGCCCGCCTGAGAATACCCGGCCAATCACCCTGGCTGAAATCCTTGAAGATGAACCACGCGTTACCCTTCCCTCAGCAATAAAAGCGCGAATGTCAGGGCAGTACCGTGACTTACCCATTATCAGTGACCCTGCCCGTGGCGATATCGCCCCGACATGTGTGGCGCACTACGCTAAAGATAAAAGTACCAGGCTGGTCGTGGATAAACGCTTTCCGATGGGTGTGCGTCCATACTCAGTAAGAGAATATGCGAGGCTCCAGGGGTTAGAGGATTCGTTCGTATTCCCAGTGTCAGATACCGCCGCCTACAGGCAAATCGGTAATGGAGTTTCACGCCATGTCGGGATGTGGATAGGCAAAGAGTTAACCCGCTATATGGGTATGCGCAAAGCTGCCTGATGGAGAAACTATGCTCGCCGGCTTCGTCCTCTTACTTACCTCCTGCGCTACTGATTGTCGCACCGTCCCCGTATCAGAAACCATGTTCCCTACCCTGACCGAGTGCCAGCAGATGGCTGAGCGCATCAGGATGGTTCGCCCGCGGGTAATTTTGGAATGTGCGGAGGTGCGCCGCTAAATGCTTACACCACTTCATCTGCTTATCACTATCGCCGCTCTGGCTATCTATTACGTCCTGATGGGCTAACGCCTAACCTTTTACTATCGCGCTATGCGTGAGGAGTTGCTATGTCCGTATATTTTTACAGTGGCCTGATTTACAAGTCAGGGATAGTTGTCCGCGGGTTTAGCGGAATAATTGAAGGAGGCAGCGCTGGAGAGGCTTATCGCACCGCTCAACAGCTTCAGGTAGACGTTCTGAGGGATAGTGGGATTTATTCTGATGACTATCTCATCCTGGTTAATCAGTTCAACAAAGTCGAATGACCACCATCCCCGACATCTCCCCGGGCGAGCTAATCCTCTGGCTCGCCATCGTCACCCTTTTCATCATCGACAGCTTCATCAGTAAGCCACCAAAGGAGTAGCTATGGCTGACATTACCCTGATACAAGAAAAAGAAGTCATGGAAAAATTGCACATTACCTCACGCACAACCATGTGGAAGTATTGTGAGTCGCATAATTTTCCCAAGCCCGTCAGAACGCGCCCAAAAGCATTTCTCAAGAGCGCAGTTGAAGAATGGATACTAAACGGAGGTGTTAATCAGAAAGCTTCCTGA